ATGGCACAGGGCGAACCGATCGCGCGCAGTGACGGCGACGGCCTGACCTTCACCCTCTCGGAATTCGGCATCGCCACGTGGGTGCTGCGCTATAGCCGCGGCTCCCGGCGTCCCGAGCTGACGCTCGGAAACTACCCCGACCTCTCGCTTTCCGAAGCCCGCAAGAAAGCTCGCGCGTTCCGCGTGAAGATCGACGGCGGCGAAGACCCGGCCGCCGACAAGCGCGTCGCGAAGGCCCGCCAGCGCGAGGCCATGACCGTCAACAAGCTTTGCGACGACTACGTCGCGAAGCGATTTCCGGATCTCGCCGCGAACAGCGTCAAAATGTATACGTGGCTTCTCGACGCCACCGTTCGCCCCAAGCTCGGCGCGCTGGAAGTCCCGGCCGTCAAGCCGTCGGACATCGTCTACATGATCGAGTCGTGCGGGCACCCGTGGTCGGTCTGCAGAACGCTGCTCGGTCTGCTGCGGCGCATCTTCAAGCACGCCGCCGGGCGCCGGATGATCGACGCGAACCCGGCCACGGGCGTCGAGCTGGCCGCCGTGCTCGGCGCAGCGCCCGAGCGCCGCAAGCGCGTCATGCTGAGCGAAGATGAGTTGCGCGCCCTGCTGCCCGGGATCGATGACCTGTTGGGCCGACGCAACGGCCTGATGTTCAGGATTCTGCTCGCCACGTGCGTGCGCAGCGCCGAGCTGATCAAGGCCGAAAAGGCGCTGGTGGATCTGGAGCGCGGCGCGTGGCGCGTGCGCGGCTCGACCGTCAAGACGCGCGCCGGCTTCCTCGTGCCGCTCGCGCCGCTCGTCGTCGGCTGGATGGAAGAGCTGATCGCGATGGCCGGTGACTCGACGTGGTTGTGCCCGGCGCGCTGGACAGGGAAAGACGGTCACGTGAACGGCCATATCCTGCGTGATGCCATCACCGAGGCATTCGAGAAAAAGGGGTTGAAGGTCCGGCGCTTCACGCCGCACGACACCCGCAGCACGGCCAAAGGCCATTTGCGCAACCTCGGCTTCTCGCGCGACATCAGCGAAATCGCGCTCAATCACAAGCTGCCCGGCGTTGAGGGGATCTACGACGTCCGCGAGGAAATTCCGGAGCGGCGCCGGGCGATGGAAGCCTGGGCGAAGTTCATCGCAGACTGCTCGGGCGACGCGGGGCCGAGCGAAAATCGCGGTGCCCCGTCCAACGTGGTCCAGCTTCGTCCGCGCCACGCCGCTTGAAGATCGAGGGCGCCCACCCGGATATACTGTGTTTTTATACAGTATTTTTGAGGTGGCTATGCCCTCGCATCCACACTACTTCGTGCTCGATGAGCGAAACGAACCCGTCGAGACATCCTTCGACGAATGGGCCCGCTGGGCTACTGCGCACGGAACGACGCGAAAGACATCCGTCGGCGCGCATGCGCGCGTACGGACGTATTTCCAGGGGCTCACCGACGACGTCACGATGCCCGAACCGCCCCACTTCGTTCACCACGTAGAGGGACCTGGGCTGCACGGCAAGAGCGCAACCAGCCCCACCTACGAGGAAGCGATCGCGCGCCACGAACGAATCGTTACGTGGTTGCGCGATCGCGTCGCGCGGACGGGCGAAGTGCTGCGCTGATCAGGCCGTCGACGCGGCGGGGGCTTCGATCGTCGCGAGTGCCGCGGCGGCCGCCGCGTAACCGTCGTTGAACAACCGCTGGCGCAGCTCGAGCGGCATCGATCGGTCAAGCGTCGACGCGTACCCGGTTTCCACAAACGCCATGTGCGCGCCCGCTGCCTGCGCCGCCGTCACATGCGTTGTTTCGCAGGCCGATAGCATCAGGTCGATCAGGCGCATGGAGAACTGCACCGGCGACAGCGACCGGTCGGGCTGCAGCGGCAAGTCCTGACTCACGAGCTGCACGCCGAGGCGTGGCACGTCGTCGACCTTCAACCGGTCCGCCGGAATGTTGTTCACCATTCCTCCGTCCGCCAGCAGCGCTGCGCCGAGCCGCACAGGCTCAAATACGAACGGAATCGATGTCGACGCGCGCACCGCCTGCGCGATTGCGGCCGCCGGCGTCGTAGCGCGCGAGAACTCGAACGGCGCTTCGCTCGCGACGTCCGACGCCACCACCGTCAATGTGGTGGTGACGTCCGCGAACGTTTTGCCGCCGGTGTGCTCCTGCAGCCACGCGAGCAACCGCGATCCGTCGCAGAACCCGCGCAGGCGCAGCGCGGCGAGCGGGCTGAAGGACAACATGTCCGACCAGTCGAACGTCAGCGCAAGCGCTTTCATGTCCGACAGCCGCATCCCGCATGCGGCGAGCGCGGCTACGATGCTGCCGCCGGACGTCCCGGCCAGCTCTACGGGCTCGAAGCCGGCGTCTGCGACCGCCTGCAAGGCGCCGACATGCGCCGGCACCTTGAACCCCGAGCCGCTCAGCGCGAGGCGCAGGGGCCTCATTGCGCAGGCGCCGCCGCAGTCGCGGCGCTCGCCGACGTCGCCACCGCGGCGGCGGACGCAGCGGCAGCCGTCGTTGCAGTCGCCGTGGACGTCGTGACGGTGCTCGACGTGCCGTTCACCGCCAGCCAGTTGGACAGCGCGAGCGACGCCGCACCGAGCGCAAGCCTGATCGCGTTGGCCGTCGCGGTATCGATCGGCAACAGCGACACCAGCGCGATCGCGTTCGGGATCACGGTGTTGATCAGGCTCTGAACGTTCGTCGGATCGAGTGACGCGACCGCCGCGCACAACTGCCCGTTGTCGGTGGCGAGCAGCTTGAGATTCGCGTCGCCGGGAATCGATGCGCTCAGGTTCAGCAGCACCGGCTGGACGACCGTGCATGCCTTGTCGACGTTCGACTGCGCATTCGCGGCGAGAGTCGCGAGATCCTGCTGGGCCGTAGAAGTGCAGCCGGCAACAGAAAGAGCGAGCAGGACGACGCCTGCCGCGAGCAGCATGAGTTTCTTCATGGTGAGAACCTTCGGGATGTGATGCCGCTATCGCGGCGGGAGGGAAATCAGAAGCGCATACGCGCGCCGAGCTTCACGGAAACGCCGGAATCGGCCTTTTTGACGGTGAGACTCAAGCGCGTTGATGGAGGAATCTCGGCATAGGCCACACAGCACGAGACGTCGTAGGTCGTTGGGTTGACGGTCGGGAGCACCTGTACATGCTCGACGATCGAGCAGCTGGTGAGCAGCGCAGCCAGCAGAGCGCCGACGGCGCGCGTCACTGAAGCGTGCCGGCTGCGGTCACCTGGGGAGCAGTGATGGTGACCGGCGCCGCGGCAGGCGCCGCGATCGCAAGACCATTAGCAGGAGCGGCCGTAGCCGCCGGCTCGGCTGTCGGTTCAGCAGCCCCGGGAGATGTCGCGCCCGCGGCACCTGGGCCGCCCGAAGCGGTCCCACTATTCGTCGCGGCGTGAAAGACACCGAGCCCCGTGAGAGCTGCGACGATGCCCATGACGAGTTCTTTCGGATCCGCCTGGTGGGTGAATACGAGAGCCCCCCAAAGGGCGAACAGCAATGCGGCCGCCAACAACTTGATCCATGCATTCATGCTTTCCTCTTGTCGAAAAAATGGCCGCGTGCAGCGACCAGTGAAAAGCTCAGGAATCGAGTGACTCGAGCCCGTGAGCGTTGATGATCGAAGTGATCTTCGATGCATAGTTCGGGTCCGTTGCGTACCCGGCGCCAGCAACTGCCTGGGTGAACGACAGACCATCCGTGCACGCGAATGCGCAGGCGTAACGCGGGTTCTCGATCAGGAACTGGGCGTGGTCCTGGAGGCTGGCGAGCCAGTCGGTGTACACGCGCCAGCGCGCCTGTACCGTGACCGGCTTGCCGCCGACGTATTCGACGGTCGGAAGCATCACCGTCGTGCCCGTCCAGCTGGGATCAGCCTTGACGCCGAACAGGTTGAAATAGCGCTGCGCGAGCTGCGACTTCGCCCAGCCGGATTCAAGCGCAGCCTGCGCGACCGTGAAGCTCGCAGGAATGTTTGTGGTTGCCGCGAGCGCGCGCGCCGCCGGCGCGATCGCCGCGATAAAGTCGTCGGGTGTCATGTGGTCTCTGGAATAGATCCGGCGCGCAAGCGCGCACCGCGCCGCATTGGCGCGCGCGAGTTGTCGGAGGGGAAAGGACGCGACGCTAGAGGAGCGCCGGTGATTCAGTGGTTGTTGCCGACCCAGGGCTTTGCGGGCAGTGGCGGCCGAACAGCCGTGTCCAGCTTTCGGCTCACGTCCTGAGCCGTGCTCGCAGCCTCATCAGCTTTGCTAGCTGCCGCCGCGACCTTGCGCTCGACCTGCACGCTGGTCTGTTGGGCAGCCGTCGCGGCCTGTGCGGCCTCTCTGGTTTGTTTGAGCATCGCCGCGCTCTTCGCATCGCTGATGCGCGCACGATCGCCCAGAAAGCGCAGCGTGTACGCAGCGAGCTCGTGCGTGTCTGCCATCTGCTGCCGCAGATCCGCGAGCGACGCCGCGCCCTGCCGGTTCAGTTCCGTCAGATCGTTGATTCGGCCTGTGAACTCGCGCACACACGCCGCGCGCTCTTCCGCGCGCACGGTCGGGAAGCGGTCGATCAGTTGCATGCGCTCCCGCTGATTGATCCAGTTCATTACCCCGGCGCCGGCGGCCATCGCGAGCAGCACCACGAGAGCGAACAGCACGAATATGTCCACGCGCTGCCACAGCGCTTTCAGTCGCTGACCTTTCGTCATGAGTTGTCCGTCAAGCGACGGCCCCCGAGTTCTGACTGCAGTTGCACGATTCGACGGTCCCTTTCGGCGAGACTGGCCATCAGCGCTTCAATCTTCAGCCGATCCTGTAGACGGTCCTCGGCGGCCTCCTGCACCGTCTTTCGATACCGGGCCTCGGAGACGGCGAGCAACCTTCGATAACGCGTCTCGCGCGCAATCGCGCGGTGGTACTGCGACTCCCATTCTTTTGACGCCCGCGCAAGGCTCTCGAGCGTGGATGCCTCGATCTCATCGCGACGGATATCGAGCTTGTCGCTCGACTCGAACTTGCGCGTGCTCGACAGTTCCTTGCGCGCGCGCATCCAGCCTGCAGACAGCGTGCCGGCGAGTATGGCGAGAGAGGCCGATATGCCGGAAAGGAGCTTGACGAGGCTGAGATCGTCGCCGGAAGTTGGCATAGGCGTGGTGTCGTCTCGATTGTGGTTGCAACGAAAAAAGCCGCCCAGAGGCGGCCGTGAATTGAAATGTCGCTGGGCCGCGCAGCCACATCTCAGGCGCATGCCGACAGGATCACCGATTACATCAAGTTCGAAGCGGGCTCGGATTCGGCCTCGCGAAAGACACGCCTGACGGCGTGCGCCAGCAGCAGGGCTCTCCCGAGAATCGTGTCCGGTTGACCTTCCCCGCGGTCTTGCCCAGATTCACCGGCCCGATCTGGTCAACGGCCCGCAGTCCGCTCTCCATTTCATACCGTTACTACCAAGTGAGCAAAAAATGGAATCCGTATCCAGGCATGGCGACCGGCGCGCATGTGCTCATGGCGCGGTACGGGTTCTGTTCAGTCTGACTGGACTGGTAAGATTCGCGAATATTCCGAGGTCATGAAAGTGAAAGCAGACAGAAAAGAGATTGTTGCCAATTTTGGGGGGAATGAGAGAAAAGACCGACTTCTTTTCTTGGACGGGGTGCGCGGTTGGGCCGCCTTGGCTGTCGTCCTGTATCACCTTCTACCCACATTTTTGCTCACCGCAGAACAACAGCAAGCAGTACGTTGGCTCATGCCTCCAATAGATGGAGCGTTAGCCGTAGTTGTGTTTTTCGTTGTCTCGGGATTCTCGTTATCCATTGCCTTCGTGCGCAAGGGATCCCGATTGAATATCGCGTCTCTCGCAATTAGGCGCTACCCACGCCTTCTCATCCCGGTGCTCGCAGCAACTCTCGTCGCGTACGCCATGATGCGGACGGGATTGAATTCAGCTCCACAGCTAGCAGCCATGACGGGGCATACCAACTGGCCCGCAAAAGCGTATCAGTTCTCCCCGTCGTTTCTCGATGCGATCCGATTCGGGACATGGGATGTCTTCTTCGATTACGACGACTCCCGCGCGTACAGTCCGGTCCTTTGGACCATGAGTGTCGAGATGGCGGGCAGTGCGCTTGTTCTTGGAGCGCTCGCTGCACTCGGGAAAAGTCCGGTGCGATGGATTGCGTATGGCGCGCTGTGGGCAGCATTTGCTTATCTGGGATCGCCCCTTACCGCCTTCGTCGCTGGCATCGTACTAGCGGAGATCTATGATCGCAGAGTCATCTCACGGCTTCGGCGATCAAATGCTTCACTGTTCTTATCACTCTTGATGATCGCCGGAGTGTGGATTGTTTCAGTCGTCGAAAGACCTCTCTACGCAAACGCGACTGCAGTTTCTATTTTCGGAACCATCGTTGTTGCCGCCGTCGTGATCAGTGACGTATTAAATCGAGCAATGAGCTGTCGCATTTCTCGAAAACTTGGCCATCTTTCATTTCCGCTATATCTGACCCATAGCGTGGTCCTTTGTATCGTTGCATCGCGAATAGGAATTCAGCTCCTAGGCGCCAATGTGAGCGAATACTTAACGGTCGCTATCGAGGTGCTTGTCGTGGTGCCGCTCTGCCTCATAGTCGCAAGTTTTTTCGCGCCAATCGAATCATTTGCGATCGACGTCAGTCGAAAACTTTCCGACTTATTGCAGCTATCTCGGAGAAAAGCTTGACGATTAGCCCCTAGGGGGCTAGCCTGAAGTAACTGTAGGGTAGCGCTTCGCGCAGCCCGTAACCTCCGAAAGGACGACCATGAAGCCCTCATTTCTCGCTCGCGTTGCGAGCGTGTCCGCCTATGCCGATCAGATATACGCCACCGACACCGGAACATCTCCGCGCGCTGAAAGAACGACTTGGTTACACCGGCGAGCAGATGGCCGATTTATTTGGTCTCGCTGGCAACAATCAGTGGCGAAAATATACGAGCGGGCACGATCCTCGCCCCATGAGCTTGCCGATGCTATTCCTTGCGGGGGCACTTCTGAATCGCGAGGCCACTGTGGACCAGGTATTCGACTGGTGCAGAGTTGTGGGCGCAGCGATCTCCCTCGAAGCGAATTCGGGTCGCTAATGGCGCGCGGCATTATTGCTTCGGTCCTTGGGATGTTCGTCGTCGCCTGTTCGGGGTGCGGAGGCGGCGGAGGAGGCGATGGTAGCGCTGCATCAGCGCAGACTGCATCTTCATCCAGAACAAATATCGCCATTGATGCTGAAGGCGATTCCACCATGTATGGGCTCGAGAAAGACGTCAACGGAGTCGCTTTTCAGACTGCGAACAGCGCACCAGTGGTTCTCCAGTCTGTCTTGTCTCAAGAATTCACCCCGACCAAAATCACCGTCGTCAATAACGGTGTCCCAAGTGCGTCGGTGGCCGACAGTCTGGCCGGTTCCAATGCCTACTATGCTGACTCATTCGAGAAACGCTTGGCGCAAATGTCGTCGCTAATCGTATTTGAGAACTACGGGATAAACGACGCACAGAGGTTCACCACGGACCAGTTCTACGCGAACCTGACAACGTGGGTGCAACGTGTGCTTCAGGCAGGCAAGATTCCCGTTCTCGAAGAACCGAATCCTGTATGCCGCGATGGCATACCTGACCTTAAACCATACGTCGACGTCATCAATCAGGTTGCGTATGTGCAAGGACTAAAGGTCATAAAGCAGTACGACTACATCCTATCGCTGCCGAACTGGCAATCGATGTTGACTGACTGTGTCCATCCGAATGACGCCTTGTACGCCATCAAAGCGCAACGCGAAGCGCAAGTTCTCAATCAAGTAGTTCTGCAAGTCGCGATTATGCCGTAGCGGCAGGAACCGGGAAGCCGGCCGGTGCGCAGTTAGCCGCGACCAGCGCGTTATACCAGGTGGCATAACGCGCATCAGACGACTGAATAACTGCCTGAAATTCGATGATGCTATCAGGCTGCTCACAACTGTAGATTCCGGTGATCGTCGTCATTGCTTCAGTGTCAAAGCTGGCCCACATTTCCATGTAAATTCTCCTCAGAATTCGAACGCGGTTACTGCGATGGTGTGGGAAGGGGTACCACCGGAAGCCGTGACGGTGCGATAAATCGACTGGGATGTCGAGACCGCAACGCTGAATCCCTCTGCAATAGAGGACGATGCGGGAACAGACTGCGCGTTCGGCCAACCGCCCGCACCAGAAATCACTGAGTCTTGAATTGTCACACTGATCGATGACGCCGAGGATGCCGACGAATTGGCCAACTGGGTATACCCAGTGACAAATCGTGCGTTCGGCGGGATGTAGGCAGTCGACGGTGTAACCGCGTTGCTACCAGTGAAAGATGAGCCGGCCACGATATTGCCACCAGCCCACCCTACCCGTCGGTTTGTCTGGACGAAGGCCGCAAACTGACCAGCTATCGCGCTTATCGGCGCGATGCTGATCAGCTGGCTGCCGTAGGCATAACCAACCGGAAGCGTGCCACCATAAACCTCGGGAGCTTTTGCTGACGTCGCGTCCGTTGCAAAGATGCCGACGCCAGAACTGCCGATAGCGGCGTAGATAGCAGCGAAGCCGTTCGCCGCAGGCACCGTGCCCACGACCCCGCCGATCCCAGCGCCGCCAAGACTGACCGTCTTGTTGAAACCACCAACTTGGTAGGCGAGACCGCCAAGCGCGCTCTTGATCAGCAACTCATCGGCCGTCCACGTCGCTGATGCGCCCTGAGCGGTGAGAAGTGCATTCAAGTTTCTCGCGGTCCCCGCAACAGTTGCCACCTGCGCAAACTGAACAGCGTGCTGGCTCGCCGTTGCAGCTGCGACCTGCTGCGGCCCTCCAGCGCACTCCATCAGCACGCAGATCGGATTGCCGCTGTTCACGCCCGCGATCGTCATGCGCATGAGAATCGCGGTGCCGCCCGCAAAGAGTTCGCCCTGTTGCACAGCGGCCAGCCCGAGACCGTAAATCGGAATCGCGGCAAGTCCGTCAGGCGCGTACGTGGACCCTCCGGTGTTCGTGTGCGCGATCTTCACCGCCTGCGTGACCCCGTCGATCCACGTCGTGGCGGTGAGCGGCGTTGCATTGACCGCAGCATAGGCGTTCACAGCGCCCGTATCCGCGAGAACTGATGTCTTTCCTCGAAGCGCCTTGATCGCGGCAGCGATCTGGCCATTGTTCGTGCGATCCGGCGTCACGCCGGCCGCCGTGAGAATCGCGATCAGTTCTTCCTGAATCGCGTTGTATTGATACGAAGGCCAGCGCGTCGCGGGAACGTTCGACGCAGGATTTCCGTCCGTTGCCCCTTGCGGAGTCCCCGTCGTCGGCGCCGTATCGGCTTGGGCCATCGGCACGGAGTTCGAAGCGATGAGTCGATCCATTTCGATCAGTCCGAATATGAGAAGTTGAGAATCGTGTGCGCTGGCATGATCCGCTCAAGCTCACACTGCAAAACGTTATTGCCCCACGTCGCGAATGGCGTCCCGAATGAGCCACCGAACGAGAGGTAGTTGATCGAGAACGTCGGCGCGTTCACCTGCCACGAAAACGCCCAGTCGTCCCCACCGAACGGCTTGCCGAATGCCATTCCGAACTGCGCGGGAACGAACTGCGTGACGGTGATTTCGTAGCCGATTGCTTTCGCGACCGCCGTGTAATAGGCGATCGATTGGCCGCCCGTAGCGGTAAATCTGGCGACAACCTGCGCAACACGCTGTTCGGTCGTGGGTGCTTCACCCGCACATGGATCTGGCAACCCGAGCGTTGACTCCCATTCCGGCAGGAGCTCGTATGTCGAGCTGGGGAACGCGTCTACGAGCAGATTGTTGGCGCGTGCGTTGAGACGCTCGAAAATCGGCGTGTAGGTGCCGAGGACGCCGACTTGTGTGGCCTCGCTATCACGCGGCCATACGCGGCCGCGAGGAAGATGCGCGAGCAGCGCGCGCAGATAGTCCGCCGCGCTGTAGTTGGGTGCGAGCATAAATCAGCCAGGATATGAGACCGTGCCGAGCACCGGCAATTGGCCGGCGCCCATGACGATATTCGCATTCGGCGTCAGCGTCGTCGTGACACCGCCCACCGTACTCGTGACTGCCGTGATGAGATAGCCACTCGTCCCGGACACAGAATTCACCGCCCCCGTGATCGAAGACCAGTCGATGGTGCCCTTCGGTTCACCGTCGCGGTAAAACGCGTCGGCTAGTGAGCTATTCACAGAAGCCTCAATCGTCGAATCGCTGATGCCTGTGATGGTGAATCCGATAGCGTTCTTGATCGGCGCGCACGCGTAGACGAGCGCTGTGACGGGCTGCTCGCTGACGATCGCGTCCGCCACTTTCAACTGGTCCCCCATCGCGACGACGCCGCGCGGCTCGCCGTCAGGGCCTTCATCGTGTTGAGACACGCCGTTGGTCCCTTGAGGAAACCCAGCAAACGAAGACTCGGTGTCGTCCATCATGAAATAAAGCACCACCGTGCCCGCGCCAAACCCATTCGGTTGCACCCAGGCGCGCGTGACGCCTGCGATCGCTGTCGCCCACTGCACATAGTCGCCTTCCGCGCCGCCCTGCGCAGGGTCCTGATACGCAGCCATCACCCGAGTCTTGAACTCGTCCTGCGTTTCGACGTCCGTACCAGTGGTAACGGTCGAGGTCACCGTCCCGGTCGACGGAATGCCGGGGATAGCCGACGTAAGGCTTATCGACGTGCCGTCGTCGCAGTTGGCAGCGCTCCCCGCCGTAACCGCGGTGGCCGCCACCGTAACGGTGCCGTCGCTCGCAACCGCCGCGTCAGCATTGACGGTGTAAAGCACGTTGTCTTGCCTGGAGAAGCTAGTGCCTGCATCGATGGGCGTCTCCGGCGTAGCTCCTGTGAACAGTACCTCGATCACGGTCGGTGTGGCCGCCTTGAGATAGACATCTTTGAGCGCCCCCCAGCCAGCCAGATATTCGTCCTCAGACGTCCATGGCACTGCTTGTTTGGCGATCCAGTCCAGATACCCATATACGCCCCAGATGAGCGCAGCTAGCGCAGCGCCAACGATCTTCAGGACTGCTTTCGTAAGGAAAGCGAGCATCGTCCCGAGGCCGGTCTGGATGTCACTCCAGATCTGCGTACGCAGCTCGGTCAATGTCGGTCGGGTATACGGCATCAGTTAGTTCCCCACGCCCAGTTATAGGTGCGCGCCGCACTCCCATCGGGCGGCCACGCGACGATCGACGATCCGATCATGTTCTTCCTCGTCCCCAGTTGCTGCCACTGCACTGCCACGTCGAACCGCGCGACGACGCCATCGTCGATAAGCCACTGGATTGCCTCGACGATGTAGTCGTAACAGTCCTGCAGCGTCGAGTCTTCAGGAGCTTTGCGCCGGGCAAGCAGCCAGAGCCTGGAGCCGGTCAGTCGCGTGTCACTGTCGCTTCCGTCATCGCCCCACCAACCGCGCCGGTCGTTCGATCCGTCAGGAATGACATCGTCGCTCGCTGCCTCGCGGTCGCTGAAAAGGCTGAAAAGAAGAGCGGTTTCGAGATCGTCACCGGTAGAAATGTCGTTGGCGAGGAGTTGCCAGTCACCGCGTCCGTTGGCGGCGTCCCAGTAGATCTTGATGTCGCTCATTCGGTCACCGTCGGAGTTCCGGTGTTGATCGTGCTGCCGCCCGTTTGGACGTTCACCACCGGGTGCTCGTGCTCATCGAAAATCACGCGATCGGCTGCCATGCTCCGGCCAGTCGTATCGCAGTTGTCGACGATATCGCCCGTGCACTCGAGACGCGGCGTCACCATTCGAATCTTTGTGGCGGCGTTTATTGTCACGGTCGTCGCATTGTCCACTTCGACCGGCTGCCCGTTGGCAGCGACCTTGATGCCACCACTAGCCGTGAGGTAGATCTGCTTGCCATCCTGCGTGTAAATCACGCTCTCGCCGGGCGCGAGATTCCGCACGCGATACTTCTGGCTATTTGTCGCTACGACCACGCCATTGCTCCGATCGCCGCCCACAAAAACCAGGGCGACGTCGCTTCCATTCGGCGGATTCGATCCGAAGCCAAAAGCCTGCACAACCGGCACTTTGTCGATCGTCTCCAGATCGTTCACCGTCACCTGTGCCATCTGCACCGGGCCCGTGTCATCGATGAGGTTGATGCGTGCGCGGCCGATCAGGTTCAGGATCCGGCGCGCCGCGCGATCGAGAAGTTGGCGGCTCAATTTTGGCCTCCTATCGTGCTCGAATCGACGAACAATGGTTGCAAAGCGATCGGCTCAGGATAGTAGGCAGTCGGATCCATGATGATCAGCTCAGCAGTCGTCCCCTCTTCAGCGTTTCGCATATAGGTGACTTCGCCGATCAACCACGTCTTCTTCGAGATTTTCAATTTCGGGATGTCGACGAAGACCAGCGTATTGGGGGTCCAGAGAACGCCGCCCGAATCGCGCCAGCTATCGACTTTCACCGAGACGACGGCGGCGCGCCCGGCACGGCGATTCATCTCCCATACGGCCCGCCGCTTCGCGAGATCTAGAAAGCCTTGCACGGCCTCCGCGACGATATATCGCTCGCGCACACGGCTCACATTCGGGTCACTCACCGTCGCGATCATGTTCGGGCCGATACCGGCGTCAGTGAACGAGAGCACCGACTGCGCAAAGCACGTGTATTTCGAGAACCGCTCGACGGCCGAATATAGGACGGATGCAGACTGGACGTTCGCACCTTGCACGATGCCACCGGTCGCACGCGCGCCAGAGTCCCCAGACTGTGCACGCGCCAGGCGCAATGACCCGTCTGGCAGGTCATAGACGAGCAGTTGGCTAAATCGACTCACGCGCTCGATGATTTCGAAAGGCGTCTCGCCGATGAAAACATTGAATTGCGGAATGGCGATGAGGTCCGTTACGTCACAGCTCACAGAGATCCCGTAGTGCGCCGCCAGCTTCGTCGCGACATCCAGCGCAGACGTCCCACTGATCTGGCCATTCGGCCACACAGCCGAGCAATCGACGAGATCCTCGCACTTGCTTCTTCCAGTGATGCGCACGCCGTGCGCGCCCGGCGAGATAGACGGCACATACGTATCGACATACCCAGTCAACACGAGATCGGCCCCGAGATCGATCAGACATTCGTCGCCGGGCTGAACAACGACCTCGGTCACTTCGTCCTGCTCAACCTGCTCTTCTGTCAGTCCGATATCGAAATCCGAGACGCACCGCTCGATACCGCGAGTGACGCGGATGTCTGTCCATCCAGTGATCGTCTGATCGCCAACGCTCAAATACAGTTCGTCGTCCATCGATTAGCTCGAGAGCGCCTGGAATGTTGACGGCATGAATAGCGGGTGCACTGGCCCAACCTGCTGCACGAGCTGGTCAGCGCGAGACGCATCGCCATAGATCCGATGCGCAAGCACAAGGGCCGGCAGCGACGCGCCGAACGACATCGTCGCCAGCGATGCAAGGTCCGCGGCCCGCGCCTGCAAGTCCGCGACCACCGCGGTACGCACCGAGCGCAGCGCAGCGTAGCTGTTGTCGTCTTCGGCATCACCGGCCGTCTCGATCTCCGTGTCGAGCAACGAAGTCACCGTCGAGATCATGGAAACGGCATCGTCATATGACGATGGCTGATAGACCGAAACCGTTTGCGCCAGCTGTGCGATAGCAGCGCGCCGGAACACAGCGGACGTAGCGGTGGAAACGGTCGACATGGCGGTCCCGATCGTCGAATCAGTGAACGTGCCGCCCGGTGTGAAGGATGCCAGGTTCACCATCGAGCGAATCGCGTCCGATGGGCCCGACATCGTCGCGACAAGCGCGGTGACATACGTCTGCGCAGCGGTATTCAGCGTCGCCGCGTCTGAAGGATTTGACGCTGCCGTCTGCAGCGCCGTGGCGGCCTGCGACAACGTCGCGCGCGCAGTTGCGTCGCTATCCAGCAGGTCCGTGGCCGTCGTACTCGCCGACGCCGTCTGATTTGATCCGCTGTACCCCGAGTTTCCGCCACCGAAGAAGCGGCCAAAGTTGCCGGCGAGCGTACTGACCGTGTTCGCGAAACGCCGCACGTCATTAACTGCCGTTACGCCCAGTTGCACCCAACTGACGGCCACACCAACGGCCGTCTGGACGACAGCCGCGCCCTCCTGAATTGCTGAAGCAGCCGATTTAACGAAGTCGAGTTCGGCGCCCACGCCGAGGGCGTCGGCCGCTTCGTCGAGGAGCGACTTCGTGTCGGCCGTCGAAGACGTCTGCGACTGCACGCCGTTGCGCACGAACGTAAAGCGCACGACGATGACGCGCCCGTGCTCTATGCTCTCGCCTGCTTCGGCGTCCAGGCACGCCACGTTGTCGATGCGCCCGAACGTCGGGTGCACCAGTGTCTGGTTGCCGCCCTCGCACGCGACGACGATCTTGTCTCGCTGGCCAATCACCGATCCGCCGCCATATACACGGCTGTTTTCGACGAGAAACCCGAACATCTGAAACCGGCGCGGCAGCTTGCCCAGCGGTTCGATGTAGACATCATCGCGGAAGGGATATTCATGCACGGCGTTGCGCGTGCCGAAGCGCGTGCTCGTACCGATGACGGCGAATGGCACACCGCCATACGACGCCTGTCGGAGCGATCCCCACCATGAATCCGCCGATGGGCCCGTGAGCAGCGATGCCAGCTGACTGGTCGCAGATGCAACTCCGCCAATACTGCCAGCGAGATTCGTCAGGCTTGCAACGCTCATATTGCCGGTTCCATAAGTGCAGAGTCGCCCACGTTCGCCGAAGCGGTTGCGTTCCCAGTAGTGCGCACGCTCGCGCGCGTGCCCTGCGGCGCATTTGGCAGTTCGACCTTCACATGCACAGTGCCGTTGGTCGTCTGGGCTACGCTCTGGCTGACAGCAACGGCGTCCGCAGCGCGACGCGACGCCTCGCCGTCGGCATCCGCCGGCCGCTCGTAGAGCCGCGACACGACATCGCCCGCCTGTGCGGCCGTCTGCGCCTGCGCGAGCGCGTCGCCCGCGCGCTTCTCCGCACCCTGCCTCATTTCGTAATCGACGAACTGGAGCTGCTGATCGAGCGTCGAGTTCCGGATATCGACCCCGAAGCGCTTGCGGAACGCTTCCTGTCGATCCTGATGCCACTGTCCGAGACCGTACGCCGAGCCGTTATCGCCGACCGCACCCGGGTTGTATCCGCTCTCGCGGAAGAGATTCGCGGCAATCCCCGACGCCTGCTGTTGCGACCAGCCCATGTCCTGAAATCGCTGAACGATCGCAGCAGTCTGCGAGTTGTCGGCCGCGCTGCTCACGAACAAGCCGCGAATCGACCGGAAAATGCGGCCGCCGAGGCCGCCGTCCGCGGGCGCGGCGACGTCAGGCGTCGTCACGCCTCCCGCGATCGCCTCCGCGACGCGCTGATCGCGCCCGGCCGCGCTTTCGCCAGGCAACTGGTGGATGCTTCGATCGAGCGCCTTATCGCGCTGCCGCTCTGCGAGATATGACGCAGTGGTGGTCAGTAGCGCGCTGCCCGTCGCGGTTGTCGCTGCGATCGTGCCGAGCAGACCGACGAGCTTCGTCGCCTGAACGACGAGCTTCACGATATTTGCGAGCGGACCGGCGAAGGTGATCGCCGCGATCGCGCCCGCTATAGTCTGGACACCGCCGAGCGCGTCGACGTAGCCCTTGACCTCGTCAGCCTTTGCCGACCAGTCTGTGGATTCAATCCAATGGGCGATCTTCGGTCCATATTCATTGGCGATCGGCGCCATGTCGTCAGGGACCTTTGCAAGCGCCGGCGCGAGCGATGCACCGATCGAGTTCTTGAGCTTGTCGACATTCGCATCGAGACCGACCAGAGCCTCGTTGTATCGCTCGCCTTGTGCAATCTGCTCGGGCGTCATCACCGCGTTCAGCGACCTGAACTTCGCGACGTACGCATCGATCGCAGCACCACCCTTGCCGAGCAAGGGCGCGAGATCGCTCACTCCGAAGATTTCGAGAAACTTCTGGCGCGCCTGCGTGTTCGAGATCTTCGAAGCCGCGTTAGCGACGTCGCGTAGAGCCCGCGCCGTGTCGATCGAACCATCGCGCAAGCGATGGATGCCGATTCCCTTGTCAGCCAGCACGCCAGCGACGAATGTGTCGCGGCCTGCCGCGGCGTCTTCGAAAGCACCCCCGACTGACTTCAATCCGTTCGTCATAGCCTCGCTCGAAACGCCCGCGAGGCGCGCAGCGCCTTGATACTCCTGCAGCTGTGTCGTGCCGATACCGATGCTGTATGCCGTGTTACGGATCTGCACCGCGCTCCGCCCCCAACTCGTCGCGAACGCCACGACGCCGGCGACGGTCGCAGCGCCGGTCAACGCAGCAACCGGAGGAGCGAGGGACGCGACGCGGCGGGCCGACTCCGTCGCGAAAATCCCGACTTTTTCAATGCTCCGGCCGAGCTTGTCCATGCCCGTCTCTTTCGAGAATGCGGACACGGACGCCTTCACATCGGCGATGGGCTTCGTGATCTTGGCCACAGCCTTGTTCACGTTCTGCGCGACCGCTGTTGCCCGGTCGACCGCGGTGATCGTGATCGAAAACATGTTGGCCATCAGGAAGCCCCTTTGATGCGTTTGGCCTGCTCAAACCAGTAATTGAATTTCCGCAGCGTCAAACGGCCTGCGAAGTCTGGTCCCCATTGCCAGAAGTGGGTGACGTCGGCGTATCGGTCCCCGAGGTCACGCCAGACTGCGGGGGCACGTAGGTAAAACCCGAGAGGAACGCCACCGCCTCCTCGTAATCGCGCTTGCCCATCTTGCGCGCGACGGCGAGCGGCACGCCCGCGACCATCGAGATGAGCGCCGCATTCGCTGCATACTGCGAGCCGTCGACCTGCGCGCTGCGGTCGAGCTCATCGACCGACGGCTCGCGCAGCTCAAGCGAGTCGTAGGTCTTCGTGTCGCCCTTCAACGTGATCGGCGTGCGGAGCGTGAGAAATTTCGTTTCGTCCATGATTAGCTCGTGGTGGTTTCGGTAACGCAGCCGGTCGGCCCCTCGAGACGCACATCGAACTTCGCGTCTTCGGAGTCGACCTCCTGCTCTTCCACCGACCACATGTCGCGGCCGATGATCGTTTTTCCGTTCGCCAGCTGCGCGACGCACGTGACGTCGGTCCAGTCGTTGATCGACGCGACGGTCAGGCCGCCCCAGTCGCGCAGGTTGAACGAGATGTACGGCGGCGACGGCTTTTCCTTGTAGCCGTGCACGCTGTCCATGCCCGAGAGCGATTCACGCTTCTTGCTCGCAGGCTTGTACTTGAAGTCGGCGGTGATCATGTACGTCGTGCCGTCGACCGTCAGCGATGCGGTGCCGGCGAGCAGTCCGGTGGGAGAAGGCATTGCAGGTCTCCAGAAGAAAGGAGCGCGCCGCGAGGCGGCGCATCAGTGGTTGCGCTCGCGCGATCAGCTCGAGGTCGTCGGGACGATGTTCGAGAACTGCATCAGCAGCGCAAACACGCGCAGCTGATCGATGAGAATCGCGGGATAGAGAACGTCAACGCGATTCGGATTCGTGCTGTTCTGCTGCACGATCAGGCCCTGCGCGAAAACGCTGCTGCCCTGCACGTATCCGTTTTCTTCCATCGTCTGGTACTGCGCGATGAGGTCGGCTCGGATGGTGGAAGGCGTAACGACGTTCGTACCGGCGACCACGCGCGTGCCGTTCGCAGCGAGCTTTTTGCGCGCGTACTTCGTGGTCACAACCGACTTGAGTTGGCGCAGCACGTACGCGAGCGTGTTGAGCGTCTCGACCTCCAGATAACTGTCGTCCGCGTCGCCGTACGTGTTCTTCTGGTAAGTCGTGATCGCGTTTTCGATCGCGCACGTGCCGTCGTCGGCGACCGAAAAGGTCGAGATACCGTCGTAAAGCAGCGTGTTGCGATCGGTCAGCTGGAACCGCATCGTGAGCGGGGGCGCCTGCATGCCGTCCAGCGTCACCGTCTGCATCGGCTGCGCGGGATCAGCACGCGCAGAGATCGCAGCGGCGGCCGCGTAGATGGCGGCGATCACCCAGTTCGGCGTCGGGGATCCGTTGAAGCCCATGATCGACATGTGCTCGTCGTTACGCGTCACGCCGAACGTCGTGAGCGCGCCGAGCGTTCCGCGGTAAGCCGCGTATGCACCGCCATACAGTTGCTGGCTCCAGCTCCACCGCCCCGTCGACGTGCTCAGGAACGCCTTGATCGCATCGAGCGACGTGCTATCGGTGTAAGGGAAGGCGATAAAGTCGAACGTCTGGTCTCCCAGGTTCGCCAGTGCATCAGCAACGTCGGGAGCGACGAGACCTCCAGCCATCGCGGTAATCGTCACGGCCATGCCTGCGGGCGTGGACTCGCCCGCCGGAGCGCCGCCGTAGTTCAACTGCAGGTCGATGTCGTTACCGCACAGACCCTTGTTTTTCGCCGTGAGATTGACCTTCGTGGTGGTCGTGGCGTCGACAGCGGCCGTGACGGGCAGATCCGGGAGCGTCCCGATCTGCGCGACGAGCGCCGTTGCGATCTGCGCAGCGGTCATCGTCGGCGTCACCACGAGCGACACGATCTGCCCGGCGATGTACAGCGAGAGAACGCCCGTCGTGGTCGGCGCGCTGGTGATGTTGACCGATCCGGACGCGGCGACGGATTCGGCGCCGTCCGCGAGCGGCAGATACCAGACCTCACCGAACGAGTCGCGATTGCGGTATGCAGCGGTCATCAGGGCGAGCATCGAGCCCTGTCCGCCAACAGCCTTCGCATCATCGATGCCCTGGCAGATCTGCGGCGTTCCGGGCGTACCCGTTCCCGAAGACAGGATCTGTCCGACGATCAAGGCGCGCAGGGTCTGCTGGCCGGTGTTCGCATTGCTCGGGTCGAGGTCCGCGTAAAAGAGCGGGACGCGGAGGTTCTGCGGAATATTCGGAAATGCGATGTCGCCCATTCGATGGCTCCGGTGACGATGTCGACGCCCAAAAAGAAAAACCCCGCCGAGGCGGGGTTAAAGGGCAGCGCGACTGTCGTGTTAGCTCGAGGTCTTTTCGGTGACCGTGCTGTTTTGCGCGGCGCTGAGTTGCGGCGCAGTCACGCGCACGGCGTCGCTATCGCGCAACCGGCGGCGCCAGTACATATCGTTGTCATCGACCGGCATGCCTTCGGCCGGAACGACCGTCGTCCTGACGCCCTCAACCGGCGCCGCCGACAACAACTGCTTGGTGACCGGGTCGCGCAGCAGAATGCCCGGTGCGGGTTTGACGTACATGGGGAGCTCCTATGGCGCTCGCGCGCAGCTCAGGTTTGAGGAAGATCGATCGTGAGGCCAGGCTCGGTCGTGCCAGCTGGCATCTGATAGGTCACATCGACGCCCTCGAGCGGCACGACGGGCGGCTGGAAAAACTCATCGGGGCCCTGCACATGCTCCATCTCGATATCGAGAGTCATTTCGCCGATCGGCGACTGGCCGTCGCGGGGCACGTGGATCGATGACCGGAAGGACGGGTATTGCTGCAGGAGAATCATGATCGGCGGATAGTTGATCAGCGCCGCCTTGATCTGTTCGCGCATCGTCTCGAGCTGCTCTTCGACAGCCGCCGCGGCTGCGTCGTCGGCAAGTGCGGCAGCCTGCGCGCGCGCCGTGACGCGCAGCGTCGTCACTACCGTGAACGCGGGGGCGCCCTCACGCCCCCAGCTCTCGCCATGCTCATCGGGGGTCTGCACGAGCAGCATCGGATACTTGCCGTCCCACGTCGCCCACGTCCGCGGCGAGTAGACGTTGCTGCCGGCCGCCGTCGCACCGGCCAGGGTGAGCCCCTGCACCGCCAGCTCGCGGAGATTGCGTGAAGTCGTCATTGCTTGCCGAGATCCATGTAGGCCCAACCCAGGCCGTCGAACTGCACGTCTTTGACGACATACGACACGCCATCAACCCGCACGCCATCGCTCTGCGCCGGCGCTGCAGCTCCTACGGCCGTCAGTTTCGAAACCTGCATGCCGAGCGTCGCGACGGTGATATTGGCGTCCGGCTCGCCGCCGTCCCCCAGCGTGTAGTCGGTGATCAATGTGAAGACGCCGAGCACCGGAAAACTGCCGCCACCTCTCGGGAGAAAGGTGACGGACTTTTCATCGCCCAACGTCGCGCTGATCGCGTCGTTGAGCGTGCCATCGAAGTCGATCACGGTTAGTCGCCGGCGCGGCCGGTGAAGAGGACTTCCGGACGAGTGCAGATGTGCAGCGGGTAGCTGTAGGCTTCCATCTTCCACCAGCTGTTGCGATCGCGATCGAAGATCGGGAGCACATACGTCGGCTTGCCCGGCGTGTTGACCCATTCGAACGATTCGCCCGGCGCATATGCGCAGCGGAAAATGCCGGGTGCGCCGACGGGGAAGAATTTGACCTTGTCGTCGGGGATCTTGATCGTGGAGTTATCGTCCGAACCGCGATAGTTCAGCCACGTGACGCCCGCAAACGGAAACGCATCGAATGCCGCGCCCTGGCGATCGTCGCGCAGATCCGCGGCAGCTGACCAGTTCACGAACGTCTTGATCACGTCGACGTGATTGACGAACTCGTCGTAGAACTCGTCGCCGCACAGCGCATAGACACGCGTGGTCGGCGTGAACGAACCCTGTGCCTTGCGCGCCATCGAGCGCCGGATGCCGTTGATGATCGGGCGAAGCGTATTTTGTGCTTCGGCGCTGAGATTGAACGGAATCTCCGCCGGCGGCGTGATCTCGAATTCGTCGAACCAGTCGTAAATGACCGATCCGTCCTTATCGAGAAGCAGCCCTTGCACGGCGGCGAGACGGTGATACTCCCACGTGTATTCGATATTGCGCAGAATGCCCGTCGGCCCGTTCATGCGGCGAGCCACTTCGACCTGCACCTGCATGAGTTCGGATTCCGTCCCGAACTGACGGATGTTCTGGATTTCGTTCGCGTAGATCGTGTCGCTATGCATCAGGCGCGGCACGTTGAAATAGCGCGCCTGACGTTGCTCCGTCACGCGCTGCGTACCTTCGGCGCCGCGCGGCGACGTCGGGATGATGATCAGTTGGCCCTGGCGTTGTTCGACAGCGAGAGCCGTGTTGCGAATCGGATCCGGCTCGAAAATGTCGAGTTCACCGAGGCCTTGCGGCTGAAACGGGTACTTGTCGACCGCCGCCGTGAGCTGGATGGTGGTGAAGGGGTCCTGATGGAATACGTCCAAGCTGGCCATTATTGGCTCCGAAAAAAATAATGGCCGCTTTCGCGGCCAAAAGGACAGTGCTGGATAGAAACGAAGCTGGAGCAGCGCCAGCTCAGCGCGGGATCACCCCGAGTGCGACGAGCTGCGCGCTTGCGACGGCAATCTGCGCGGGCGTCGCACCGGTCGGCCAGATCAGTTCGCCGGAATTCACTTCTGCGTCACGGATCACCACGAGGCCCGACTGATCCGCCGCAGTCGCGTCGACCGTCGCAAACGAGATCGCCGCCGCGGTTTGCGTGCCGTCGCTCGCGCTGAAGTTGAGCGCCTCGTAGACACCGTTCACAGCGATCACGTCGATGTCGAACTCGTCGCCCACGACGAAGTCGGTCGCGCCATCCGCGATCGTGAACTTGATCTGATTGCTGAATGCGGTGCCGACCGTCGCATTGCCCAGCACGTTGTGCGCGGGATCCGTGACCTGGAACGTGCCGCCGTTCGCAGCTGCGGCCGTGCAGATCGCCTTGTAGACGCCGAGTTGCCCGCCCGAAAGGACCGGCGTCGTTGCGTCCATCGTGATGACGCCGTTGCCGGTATTCGTCGCGGCCGCCGCAGCGCTGGCGACGCCACCGGCCTTCAAACCGAGGACCTGGCCGGCGAGGATCACTGCCGCGCCACCCAGTACGACGATGTCACGTGAGCGATGGCCACGCGCTTCCGTGACGAGAAAGCCACCGTCATGGCGCTTTTCGATGAGGGGAGTCTGTCCCATGGTGCCGATTCCTTTGGAAGTGGAAATAGACGATGCGGCGCGCGATTAGCGCCCGCGTGCCTTGGCGAACGCGCGGTCCCAGCTGGCTGCCGAGGCCTGTTCGCGCGTCTGCCCCTGTTCGCCGCCGCTTCCGAGATTCGGGTTGCGGCGTGCGCCGTAGCTGCCCTGCGGCGCGGGCGTGTCGCGCAACACGCGCACTGCCTGCTTCCGCGTCATGCTCGTGTTGAACGCGAGGTTCGCGGCGAGCACGAGATTGCGGCCGGCTTCCTTGCAGCCGAAGATCGCCGCGCAGCGCGCGCGCTCGCGACGACGCGCACCGGCAACCGCGCTCTTGCCGCGCATCTCTTCCTCGTCGTCGTCATCGTCTTCGGCGCGATCGCCGTCGTCGTCATCGTCGCTTTCGGCTCGCTTGCCCTTCTTGCCTTTGCCGCTGTCGTCGTCGCGATCGTCGTCATCGTCGTCGCCGTCGTCGCCGTCGTCACCTTCGGCACGCGAGCCCTTTTTGCTGTCGCCGTTGTCGCGGTTCTGACCGTCGTCGTCGTCGTCGTCGCCATCGCCTTCAGCGCGCTTGCCCTTCTTGCCTTTGCCGCTGTCGTCGTCGCGATCGTCGCGATCGTCGTTGTTGTCCGCGCGCGAGGAACGCGTGGATACCTTGGCGAGGTGACCGAACGAGAGGCCCGCTCGGCCCATCATGTTTCGAAGCACGTTGCTCATGAGTGTGTCCTGATGGTGGGTTGAATCAGCCGAGCTCGGCGAGCAGGCTGGCAAGTGCTTCATCCGGCGCCATAACGGCGTCGGCGAAGCCAACCTCAACGCCGGCGGCGCCGAGGAACGTGCCGGCCTGCGTGTTGCGCACGCGGGCGGCGGTGAGATCGCGATTGCGCGCGACGGTCTCGACGAACAACTCGCCCATTGCATCGACGTCGGCCTGCAATCGCGCGCGAACTTCTTTCGAGAGCGGCGAGTACTCGTTGCCGTCGGCTTTGCGATCGCCGTAGTGGATCAGCGTCACATCAACGCCCGTCTGCGAGAGTGCTTTCGAAAAATCCACATGCATGCAGATCACGCCGACGCTGCCCGTGCCGCCCGTGCGCGGCACGATGATGCGATCCGTCGCGCTGGCGATCGCGTACGCAGCGGAGTAGGCGCTTTCGGTGAGGATCGACCAGATCGGCTTCTCGCCGCGCGCGGCATAGATCGCGTCAGTAAGGTCGAAGCAACCCGCGACTTCGCCGCCGGGCGAGTCGACGTCGAGCATGATCGCGCGCACGCCAGGATCTTCGAGCGCGAGGCTCAGCAGCGCGCGTATGCCGTCGTAGCCAGTCATGCCGGACCAGGGATGGAGGGTGCCAAGCTTCTGCACCAGCGTGCCTTGCACCGAGATGCGGGCAACGCCCTCGAATACCTCGTAGGGGCGCGACTCGACGGGTTCGTCATCCGTGTCCATATCGTCGAGGAACGCGCGTGCTCCGCCGCCAGCCAGCGCGATGATGTCGCCGTCCGGGCGGAAGAGCTGGGCGATGCCGAGCCGGTCCGCCAGCGCGGCAATCACGATCTCCGCCTTGTGTGGGGTGATAGCGAGCGGCACGTTGAAAAGACGCGTCGCGAGATGCGGGAAATTCATGCTGCCTCAGGCGGGGGAAGTGGTTCGTCGGAACGCGTTGCGACCTCGACGCCACCCCATTCGGGCAGCGGAATGTTCTTGTCGCGAAATCGCTGGATTTCGTAGGCGCGCTGGTCGATAAGCTCTTCGGAATCGAAGCCCTGCTCAGCCGCTTCCTGCTCCAGTGTCGTGAGGGCGGCGTCCATCTTCAGGATCGCGCCCTGAGGTTCCTTCACCGGATCAACCCAGCCGCGCGCAGGACCGAGCCACGAGCATGCCGCGTATGCCGTTTCTGCCTCCAGGAAGTCCGGAGCTCCGTTCGGCATCGGCAGTTCGCCGCGTTCCATTTCCTCGCGCAGCCAGACGGCATACATGGGCGTGGCGGTGCCAGCCGAGAATTCCAGGCGGCGGCGCACGAGCGTCTTCCAGCTCTCAAGCAGCGCACCGCGCGCGCTCGAGTACGTCGTGCGCGTCCAGTCGCCCGTCATCTGCTCGGTGGAAATGCCCAGCTGGGTAGAAATCGCGCCGAGCATTTCGTGAGCGAAATCGACGAAGCCGCTGTGCGGATGCGCGGCCGCCACGCTCTTGATGTCTTCGCCTGGCGCCAACGCCGGAATGCGCGAACCGTTGAACATCGCGGGACGCTCATCATTCCAGCGTGCGCGCAGTGACTGGTAGAAGCCGAGCTCGCGATCGTCACCGAGCGCCTCCTGCACTTCGCTCGGATCGTAGGGACTCGTCACGTAAGTGCCGATCGCTGCCGCGATCGCGGCGGCCTGCAATTCGATCCCGTAATAGCGCGCAAGCATCTTCGCGTGCGCGAGCACGGGCGCAAAGACGCTCACGCCGCGGTTCTGGCCAGCGCGGTCATGCTCGAAGTCGTGAATGACGCGTCGCCAGCCGTCTTCGTCCTCGCGCTCGACGCGCTCCCACTCCATGCTCTCGACCGCGTTGTACCAGTCGTTCTGATGCGCGCGCCGGATGTGATAGGCGAGCGGCACGCCGTTGTCGTCTATCTCGACCCCACCGCGCATGTGCTTCGTATCGACCATCTGCATCGGGTTCGACAGCCGGTCGGGGTCGACCACGAGATAGGCGGTCGCATAGCGTGCAGCGCCGCGGCCGATGCGCTCCGGCATCCAGTAATTCACGACGAGACTCTCGCCGTCGATCAGCTTGTGGCGCAGCGCGAGACGCATCTGTTGAGAAACCGTCAACTGGCGACCGACGTCGTTATACCGGCCAAGGTCATTCGAGAAGATGCGCCAGCGTGCTTCGATTTCGCTGCGGAATTCAGCAGCCCACTTCACGTCGAATGCCGCTCCGCTGAGATAGCGAAGCGCGCGATAGTCCGGCTTCGCCATCAGGCGTAGCGCGGCGCCCACCGTGTTGTCGAGAATCCGCGTGACGCCGCCCGACGAGCGGCCATCGTTGCGGATCTGATCGCGCGCCCGCGCGACCATGCGATCGCGGAACTGCGTGATCTCCGCGTCGGGCGAGCGAATCCACGGCAGCCACGCGCCCATCTCCTGCGTCTGCCAGTCCGCGGCCTCGTACGGGAAATACCAACGCCCTACGCCGCTGGACAGCGGCATGCCGTTCGGATACTCGGCGCGCGCGCGACGGAACGGCTGCCCGCTCGAGTCGACGATTACCGGGAGTTTGCTCATCAGAAGATTGGCCGAACGTAGCGTCTGCGATTGATGCGCAGTGCGGGATTGAGGGCCTGCTGCAGATCCAGAATCCACATGCGCAGGCTGGCGAGATCGGTTTGCTGAAACGTCGCGCTACGCGAGCCGCCACCCTGCGCATAGGAAATGGACACCACCTTCTTGCCGGTACGCAGATCCGCGTATGCCTGCTGCGCGGCGGCGAGCGCCGTCTGCAGCTGTGCATCGGACATGCCGTACAGCGGAGATGTGAGATCGGTTGTGGCCATCGCTATCGATATTTGAGAACCGCAGATTTCTTTGCCGCCGGGGCAACAGCGCCGGGCTGCGCGGGAGTCGGAGAGGTCGTGCTTGGGCCAGCGATGAGTGAGGTGTTCGTGTCCCACGGCGCCGCCCAGCTTGGCGGCTTCTCCCAGTCGATCTGCGAAAGCCCGTGCAGATGCGCGATCATGTGAGTGCCGACCATCTGGTCCAGCGCTTCGTTGCGCCGGCTCGAAACGATTTTTTCCCAGCGGCCGTTCTTGCCTCGGGTCTCGGCTGTCAGCTGTTCGAACCAAACGTGAGGTTCTTCGGGAGAGCGAAGCTCGCGCGGAAAATGCACATACCAGTCCCCCGGCTCCGCACCTTGCAACTGGCCAGCGAGATCGTCTTTAAAGCTGTTCGGGTTGAACTGCGCTACCGGAACTGCACCGCGCGCTGCCGCCTTGTTTGCCTGCCGTGTCGTGTCCGGATACGTCACGACAAGGCGCGGCGCTTCGAGGGTTTTTGCGCCCTTGGTCGGAATGACTGTCCATGCGTCGCGGCCCGCGATCTTCCCGATCAGCCGAACGCGCTTCTCGTTCTTGCGCCAGCGTTTCCACGCGGTGTAAGCCTGCTGGGTCACGCCCGGCGAGCCGCCACTGTCGAACCCGAGGGCGCGGATCGGCATGTGCCGCCCACTGCCGTCGGCGAGCGGGTATGTGCGCGCGATCAGCTCGAGCAGCTGATCCCAATCCTCTGCCGATGTCGCCGGATCAGCTGGCATGCGGCCGCGATCAACTACCCAGCTCTCGCCGCCCACTCCAAAGCCGCGAACAAGCCAGTCGAAGCTCGCGATCTGAATGTCGACGAAGGCCGTCATGAAGCGCACGCCTTCCGAAACAACAGCGAGCTTCAGGTCTGGTTCGGCTCGATCCGCCAGCACGTTTGCATCGATCGAGCCAACGCCGCGCTTCGGCGCATACGGAAAACCGAACTGCTTGACGGTCACCTGCCGCAGCGTGAGATCGTCGCCGCTCACCTCGAGCTCGCGTTCGGCCTTGACCTTTGCACGGGCGAGGCCGCCGATGCCACCGAGAATGAATGGGGACATCGTCCCGACGATCCAGAAACCGGCGCTCTTGCGTGCGACGAGCTCGCCGGCGACCATGCCGTCTTGCGAGATTTCCTGACCATCGCCGATCCAGCCGCCAAACGGCGATCGATATGCCGCGAGGTTCATCGCGCGCCGATGGCGGTCCTCGATCAGGCAACCGTTCACCGGACACAGCAGACGCGCTTCGCGCTCGATCTCGTCGAGCGTTCCGTCCTCTGGATAGTGCAGCGTCATGAAACGAGACGCGATGGGGATCGGACTCGACCACGCGCCGCACTCTGGGCACGGCCAGTACCAGATACGGCGATCGCTGTCGCCGTACATCGCCATGATCCCGGCGCTCCAGTCGCGCTCCGGAATCAGGCCTCGCGCGCGGTCCGGGTGGCTCATCGCGAGCAGCATCGACTGTCGCCCGAACGTCTGGCGCCGGATGTCCAGCACGGCCTTGATATCGCCGAGCGCAACCGGATACGCGTCAACCTCGTCGGCGACGATACGCGGCGCTGATTTGTTGATGACGTTGTTCGGCGCGGCGGAGAGAAACTCGACGCGCATGCCGGTGAAGCGCTTGAAGTGCAGCGAATCGTCGACCGGACGCGACCCGAGCTGCATGGCCATCTCTGGGTGGCCATCGATCTGCGTGTTGATCCGGCTCTTGACAAAGGCCTCAAGGCCGGGCTCGGTCTGCATGTACCAGAGCATGTCGCCCGGGTCATTCGCCACCGATTTCAACATCCAGTTCTGCGCAATCTCCGTTTTGCCCGATTGCCCGGGCCCGACCACCACGGTCGTCAGATAGTCCAGGCGCGTCAGCGTCTCCATGGGCGCCACGAGATAGGGGGCCTTCTCGTGGTGCCACCGACCGACATAGCCACCGCCCTGATTCGTCAGCCGCCGGTTCAGCGCGGCGTACTGCGCAACCGTTTCCCGCGCGGGCGGAATGAAGGCCGCGAGCGACTCGCGCGCGATCTGATACGCGTCAGCGTAAGCGCTCTCAAGCATCGGGACCCAGCAGCGTTTTCAGTTCGTCGACCATGGTTGTGCGCAGGTCGTCGGTCAGCTCGCGGATCACGTCGGCGTTCTCTTCAGGCAGTCCGAGCTTCTCCACGACCTGGTCAGCCAGTCGGTCCATGCCCTTGCCGAGATGCACGAGCATCTTCGTGACCACCTGCCGCATGACCTCCGCCTGCACCAGCTCGCCGCGGTCGCGGCGCAGCTTGTCTTCGAGGATCTCGGCCTGGACCATGTCGCGGCGCTGCCGCGCGGTCTGCTCACCTGAGTGAACGACGGGCTCGACGCCCGCCGGCGGCACGACCGAGTACTTGGCGCCCGGGTATGGATTTGCCGATGCGCCGTTGTCCGGCGGATCCGTGCGCACCGGCGCGCCACGCGACTGCTTTGCTGCCGGCGCACCGCCGAGGTACGCGCGCACCGCGGCGAGATCGAATTCCCAGCCGCCGGCGCGTGTGCCGCGTTTCGCGATCGGGAATGCCTCGTCGCTCTCGATGCGGCGGTCGAGCTTCGGGCGCGTCCATCCAAGCGCCTCGCAAAGTGCGGCCTTCCCTATGACGCCATCCGTTCCGGCCGGTGTAACGCTCGCCGGTGTAACGGCTTGCGCCTTCGACCGCGCTTTCGCGCCACGCTGCGTTACACCCGCGTCGCTAGGCGCGGCGCGCCTTTGAGCCGCATTCGATGCCGCCATAGCGTGTAACGTGTAACGTGTTTTTTTCGGTCAAAGGAACGGGAAAAACGCGCGCGCGCAATGCCCGCGTATTCGGGATCTCCCGGAAGGACCCGCGAGGCCCTGGGGGGCCCCCGGCGGAGAGCCTCCGGGTGACCTTCCTTTTCAGCGACGGGCCGTGCGCATGGCGTCCGACAGCGCCTCGGCGAGGTCGCGATCGATCCACTGCTGGACGGTGCGCGTCGCGCGCGCGCCCCAATCGAGGTGTTTCTTGACGGGCAGCGCATCGCCGAAGCGAATCAGCAATTTCAGCTTGCCGCGGCCGCCGTTCTGCGACGCGTCGAGCTTGTTCAACTTGCCGAGTTTCTTGCCCCGGCCATTGATCAGGCTGACACGCTTCGTGTCCGTTGGCCGTTGCCAGACGCCGTTGATAGTCTCGCCAGACGCCGTCTTGACCGCGCCGATGAAAACGTCGGGACGTCCCTTCAGCGCGGCTAGCGTGTTGCGGGGCAGCTGGCCGTATTGGTTCAACCGGATGTTCTTCGGATTGAGGAGCGCGCGGCTGTTGAGCTTGTGCACGCCGCCCGTCTCGAAGGGTTCGAGATAGCTGGCGGCGATGTCCTTCATGTAGACAACGGCTGTCGGCTTGCCTTTCTTCGCGCGCTGCACACCGACCGAGTTTTGCGTGAATGGCGACGGATTCGACAGCGTGTCGGCGAGATTCTGTCGCTCGACGTCGGCAACGCGCTGCGCCGTGCGATTGATGCCCTGCGCAATCGCGAAAGGCACCTGCCGCTGGATGAAGTCGTTGAGACCACGCGCCAGATCACGTGCGTTCGACGTGACCCGAATCGTCATCAGGCCGGCCATGCCGCCGATCGCACGCTCGCATCGGGCTCCGCGTCGAAATAGGGAATTCCGGGGATTTGCAGCGAATCTCGGCCGAGCGGGAACGCTTGCACCGCGACGTCATCAGTATCTTCGCCGAACGTCGCAATCACGATGGCCACAGTCGGCTTGCCGAAATACGGCGCACGTACGAGCACGCTTGCGCCGAGGCGCGGGCGCGCTAGCGCTTCGGGCTGCGCGCCCTTGGACTTCGGTCTGCTCATCGAGTCACCCGTATAGGCGCGATTTTTATGCCATGGGCATAAAGTTGAATTAGGCGGGTTTACCCACCATTGTGGAGTCAGCGTCCAAACTCCATATTTGTGCGGCTGCACATCGTGCAGATAACAACGACTCGAGCCGCGAGGCCACGCAGCTCGAGCAAACCGCCACTATGGCGAAGGAGAATCCACATGGCTTACTACAAATACGGGAATTATCTTCAACAGGAGCAAGGCGCGGAATTCGACGTCCTACATTCGCCGGGTAATTTGACTCCCCATTCGGGAATCTACCGCTGCGAAGTCTGTGGCGGGAGCGCTGTTTCGACGCTCGGCAACCCGCTGCCGCCGCAGGATCATCACAATCACGCAGCTGGCGCAGGTCCTATTCGTTGGCGTCTCGTCACGAAAGCGCACTGGAGATAAGCCACCGCTGAAATGAAAAAGCCCGCGCGGCCGTAACCGTGCGGGCTTCAGAGACACTTATTCACAGTGTCAGATTGATGCGTATTCTACGGTCGAAAACCGCAATGTCAAGCAAATCGCATCAGGACGCGATGAAATGCAGCGTAGACAGCAGGTCGTCGGCGCGCTTGCGCGCCAGTGATTCGATGCCGTCGACCGCCGTCAAAACACTCTCATCTGCCCCTTCCTCGCCCAGCGCGACATTGGCCTGAGCATCGTCGGCCACGACGCGCGCGCGCTTCGACGGCGTTCTAACCTTCGGCTTCGGGATTCCCGAAATCCATTCCCGGATGATCTTCCAGTGGGCAGCGGCCGTGTTCTCACTGACGCCGCACTCTTTGGCCAGCGCATTGATCTCGACTTTCGCGCCCATCGCCTTCTCGACGAGCCGTACGCGCAGCCTGTAGAGCGACAGGTGACCAGCCAGTTTTGACATCGCCGCCTGCTCCAGCGTCCGGATCGCCGCGACGTATTCGGGGTTGGCCATGTGCCCCGAGCAGCACGCGCTGCCGCAGGCACACGGCCATGATTTCGGCGCAAAGCGCGCGACGAGCACCGCGCGGTCCAGCTCCGTGAGCTGCTCGAGCTCGCGCCGGATCATCCCGGCCTGCCCCGCGCCGTCGTTACCGCTCAGGCCCTTCCCTGTGCGCGGGCTGGGCGCTGCCATCCGGTCGACGAGCGACCGATCCTGACGCTGCATCGAATAGTTGAATGCGAACACGAGAGCGTCTTGCGGCGTGCGGAATAGGTTTTCAGTGGTCTCGCTCATCGGCTTGCCTTTCTGGGTTGCGTATTTTTGAATTGCTCGAGCAGCTGGCCCTGTGCGTGGAGCGTCTCGCTCAGAAGCCAGAGCGCAGAAGCGGAAATCGAAATCGGTTCTTCGGGATGGCCCGCGCGCACGGCGCGCGCCGCCTCGCGCAGTGCGCTTTCGAGATCCGTGCGGTGCGCACGGCGCGGTGGCTGGCGGTTCAAACGTGTCGCTCCATCTCGCCGGATTCGAAGAACTCGCGCAGCGATTTCCCGTTCTTGCTTAGCCGCGCCGTGCAACGCAGATACTCGCCATCCACCCACGCACCTCGCGGCGCTTCGATGCCCGCGCGACGATCCTCCGGAACGTAGACCTCGACCTCGGCGAGGTCCGGATCGAGCACACCATCGGAAAGCACGACACGGCGCACGACGCGCACGCGCGCGACGTACTCGGCCTCGCCGGTGACGTATGTGATGCGGTTGCGATATTTGCCGTAGATCTTCGGCACGAGGGTCGGCACGTCGGTGGTCAGCACCGTGGTCATCGGATTTCCCCGTAGAGTCGCTCGAGCGTCGCGTTGAGCAGATCCATTTGTGTCATCTTCAGGATCCGCAGATATGTCTGATCGCCGTGCACGCCGTTCCTGCCTTGGTGACAGTCGTCGTGGCACAGCGGGATCGTGCAAAAGTCACCCGCGCGCTGCGCGCCGCCGTGGCCGACACGTGCGTGGTGCACATCGGTCTTCGACGTTTGCGATCGGCCGAGAAGCGCGCAACAGATGCACGCCATCTTCGAGATGCGGCCCATATGCGCGCTCTCGCGCTTGTTAGGTCTGTGTTTCATGCTGCGATGCGCTGCTGCATCGGCATGGTCGTGCCGCAACAGACCATGCGCCGCATGCATTCGACGAGCACGTCGTCCGACGGATGCATCGGCGTATCTATTTGCGCGGAACCTTCGCAGCGTGCGGCGCGTCCGGTTCGAGCCGGATCACGCCATGTCTTCACCGCGACGTTCTTTCCCGGACCATTGACGTACACGAGCGACTTTCCGTCCTGCCGGCAGACATGGACTTGCTGCAACGGCCCCTCCTGAGACAGCTCGTGCAACGCCCCCTGGACGGTTTTTCGAGAACGGTTCAATGCGTCGCTGCACTCCTTCACCGTGCGCTCGATCCCGTCTTCCATCAGCTCAGCAATCCGAGCGGCAACCGGCTCGCACCCTTTGAGTTTCACGTCTCTACGGCTATTCATGACATGCCCCGTTTTTCTAACTCCGACAGCCGCCGGCGAAGCGCCAGGCAGCCGCCGGACAGTTCAATCACGCCCCGCTATTGCCCTCGTCGGCATCTGCACGCGTGAAGTCGAGGTAGTACTCCGCGCCGAGCTCGAATTGCGTGCCGGCTTCGTGGTTCACGGTCTGCAGCTTCACCGCGCCGCACGGCGTGGCCGCATAGAACTTTTCGTTTTCCGGCGAACCGCTCACCACCGGCGCCAGTTCGATCTCGTGGATGTGCCCCTTCTGGCTGTCCCAGTGCTCGCGCTGGGTGGTCGACGTGACTTTGAATTTCGCTCGTACGGTCATGGTGTGCTCCGAGGTTGAACCGCCAGCAGCTGCTGGCGGCGTGAAAAGAAATCTCGCGTATTGCAGGTCCGCCAGCCTTTTTTCGCGAAGGCGCGCAGCGTTATCGGGCGTCACCGCGAAGTACTCCTCGGCCGACATCAGCCCGGGCGCACGCATGGCACGCCATTCGGCAGCGATCTGAACGGGGTCGAGTGATGGGCCGCCCGCCAACGACCGGAGCGCCGCGTCGAGCGGCACGTCGTCGGTGGATGCGAGCCGCGCGGCTGCGCCCGCTATTTCGGCACGGATACGCGCGGGGCCGCTTCCTTTATTCATGGTGGCCACGGCCCATCAGGTGGGAGAAATTCGGCAACACGACCGGGTCTAATGCCCCGGGAAACTGTTCGCAATTCAGCATGAATTTCGGAAGTGCTTTCGCGTTGCCCGTGAACCAATCCGTCATGTTGGTGGCCGACCACCGGCCGAGCGCGTACGCCTCTATTTCGGTTTCCGGCATCACTACGAGCGTTCCGTCGGCTTTGATCGTGGCTTTCAATTCGACGCTCCAGGCTTGCTGTTCCACAGGTCGACAATGGCGGCGATCGCGGCCGCCGGCGAATGGCAGGTGTATTGCATCGTCAGCGTCGCGTCGCAGCCCGTGCAATCAATGCTGGCGGTCCACGAGTTGAATTCGATCTGGTCGTCGCGCGCGTCGGCCGCCAGCGCGCCGCAGAATTTGCAGGGTTCGAGCTTCATGCCTTCCACCCATCGCTGTTCGTGCGGCGCGCGAATCGAGCACCGCGGCGCGCGGCGCGATTGTCGATCTCAGGCGGCAAGGTTAGCTCCGGGCGATCGAACCGCACGCGCTCAAGCGCAGCGCAGACTGCGCGGCCCCGCTTTTCCGCGGCGATGTACTGCGCGTCGCGTACGATCAGCGTCATGCCGAGATCGCGCGCGACGCTCTCGGCAAGCGCCGGATCACGTTCGTACACTTCCGACGACAGGATCGCGAAGCGCTCGCTATTCACGTCTGCACCTCGTCAGGCACTTCGGTACCGAACTTGGTGATCACGTAACAGCGCATCGCCGCTACAAGCAGCCGCCCCGCGCATTGCACGACTGAGCCGTCACGGCTACGTGCGCACCATGGCGTGAGCAACCCTTCATCGTTGTCAAACTCAAGGCTGATCCCCTCGCGCTCGATGATCGGAAATGCGATCGCCGGATCCACCGAGGGCATATATGGATGGAAGCCAATCTTCGCCTTGATAAAACCGGTAATCTCCGGCGTCAGGCGCATGCCCTGAAACTCCTCGAGCTCGGCACGGCACACCCAGTAATCGAGCTGCGGCCACATCAGTTCACCGACCTTCACGCCGTCACCTCGTCGAGCTGCTCGTCGTGCATAGGCGCACCATGGATCGGGCGCAGTTGCGCATCGAGAAAGCAGCATTCCTGGTCATAACCAGCGCGCTCGCCCGGGAAATCCCAGTCCGAAAACGGTCCGGGTGCGCCGATGAAGCGCACCTCCCAATACGGCCCCGCGTCGTCTTTCTCGGGCGGCGAGAGCACCAGCACCTCGACAATGCGTCCTTCGTTTTCCGGGAATTCGTCCCGAATCACATAAGCGAGATCTCCGGGTCTGCAGTTCATAGCGTCACCAAGGTCTTGAGCTGAGCGTGGGCCTTCACGCCCATCACGATTCGGTTGCCCGGCAATCGGTACATGGGGCTGTGCGTGCCGAAGCGCTCGAGCATCCAGGCGTTCAGATCCGCGACGAACTCCGGCGGCATGAGCGCAGCAAAGCTGGCGGACACCTGCATGCGCGGCACGTCATCCAGAGCCGGATTCACGACGATGTCGAGGCCGGCCAGCGTGTTTCGGAGATTGCTTTCGATCATGATGCGTGGTCGTCCATAGGCAGTAGCGCGTCCCCAAACGTCTGGCGCGCGAATTGATAGAGACGTGCGTCATTGAACCGCTGAGCATCCTTCAGGACGAACTCGGCCGCTCTCCGATCGTTCGCCGTCTTCACGACAAGCACGCGATAGCCACGCCAGTCCTCATCGGGCTTACGGTCACGAAACCCGATCGCCTTGGCCCGCGCATCCACGCCCAACTGCGTCTCGAACCACGCTTCGCTTTCATCCGCCAACCGCTCGTCGCCGCCGGCGTCGATTTCGTCCGGCGAGCAGTCGCGCCAGCGACGGCCTTCGAGGTAGCGGATCGGCGTAGGGTCGCCCCCGGTTTTCCAGTGCGGCGTGCGTTTCATCGCTTCGACGTGCGCAACGATCAGGTGCATGTCAGCCTCAAGGCCGTTCGCGGCCCAGTGCGACAGGCAGAGTTCGCGCGCCTGCTTCCGGCCGCTGGCGGCTGGCCAAACTGCCCAGAAGCGATCGAAGCCAGGAGTCTCGGTTTCGGAGGGCGGATTTTTCTCGTCGTGTGAGGGTCCGGTTTTGTCGTCATCGGCACCGCCGCTTGCGCGCGCGTTACCCACTCCACTTAAATCAAAACCTAACTCTTTTAAATCGGGGTCCAGATTTGGTACCCCTTGAGGAAAATCTGGTACCCCTTGAGGGGCGTTTTTGGTACCCCTTGCATCCAAATCTGGAGGGGTACCGATTTTGGAGGGGCTCCGTTTTTGGTATGCCTTAGGGGTACCAGATTTGGAGGGGCTCCGTTTTTGGTCCTGTTTAGCCAGATATTCTTCGATCGAAGGCGGACTGAGTGACGTGGTCTCACCGGTGCGCCGATCGATTTTCTGGGCGATCACAGCGCTCTCCGGCGCAAGCATCTGATACACGACGATGTTGCCTGTATCGCCGCGCCGCTTGCGCGTCTCGATCAGATATCCGAGCTCAATCAGGCGCTCACGCGCCTTCCGGATCGTCTTGATATCCAGTTCGAGCGCCAGCTCCAGCGTCTCGTTGCTGGCCCACGTCGTGTAGTCCTCGCTGGCCCAGTGCGCGTATTCCTTCAGGAGTGCCTTCGCGCGACCATCGCCGACGGTCTGGGCACGCGCCCACGTAGTGGCATCGCCGCTCATCGCGCACCTCCCTGAACTCGTGAGCAGGCGGATTTCGGCGTGTGGCAGAATAGGCGACCCAATACACGCAACGGAGAAAGCACGTGAGCACCGAAAGCAAAAATGAACTGCCGTGGGGGCCGTTTGACCATGCTCGGCCAGGGACCGTCGTTGAGTGCAATCTCAAACCGAACAGCCCGGGCAGCAGCTTCTCGCGCGTCAAAGTACGTATCGAGCGCGATTTGGGACTCACGGACGTGACAAACGAAAGCGTCGAGGCGAGTTTTTCTTTCGCGATCGTCGACTCGACGGTTCGCGAAGTTCAAATCGCGACCATCAAGCACGCGATTGGCATGCTTCAGGCGACTCTCGAAAAAATCGAAGCCGGCGAGGCTGGAATCTGAATAGCCCGGTGCTCGATTTCGGCGAGCAAGACCGGTAGTCGTGCTCATACGACACCTTCGCGAACGTGCTGCGGGATGCGCTGCTCGAGCGCGATGCGCTGATCCCAGTAGCGGTAGTAGAGGTTTTTGTGCCACGTGCCGAGCACTGCGGGTGGCAGCTTCTCGCGGCCAAGCACGCGCGGCGCGCGCTTTACCACGATCGCGTAGCCGTCAGCGCGCGGGCGCGCCTCGTCGAAACCGTATTGGCCCACGAGCGCGGGCACGACATGCCATACACCGGCCTGCTCAGGCACCCACGCGGGCACTCCCAACTGCTCAGGCACGACATAGATAAAGCGCGTGATCCAGCCCGGCATGCCAACCCACTTCGGCTTCGACAGGTCTTTGCGCCAGTCCGCCAGCGAGATCTTCACCTCGAGCTCCGTGGCGTAGCCCGCGCGCGTGACCATGACGAAATCGGCGCGATATTCGCCGCGCGTGCGGCCGATGCCGTAGCGCACGGACGCTTCGGGAATCAGCGTGGTCGCGCGGTGATCGACGTGACGGCGAATGGCCGCCTCGACGAGGCCGGCATTGAATTGCGGCGCGCGTGCGGCGGCTGTCTCAGGCTTCGCCATCGGACGCTCGCGCCACGCCGAGATTGACGCGGTAATGCACGACGCGGCCGTCCCGCAGCTCTTCGACCAGGCCGAGCGCGACCAGCGCCGTCAGCTGCTGGCGAACGCCGCTGTCCGACATGCCACACAGGACCATAAGTCGCGCGATCGTCACGCAGCACCCACGCGTGCTCTGCAGGCTCAGGTGCGACAGGCAAAGCAAAACGAGCTTCTGCGGTCCGCGAAGCTCGATGTCCCAGGCAAGATTCGAGAGGTGAAACGACATCAAGCCTCCATGGCTTTGACCGCACGGCGGACTGCTTCCGACAGCGGAATGACCGTGTCGTCGTCGACGAGCTGGCGCCTGTCGATCGCGTCACGCGAACTCTCGACGCGCCGCAAGTTGGCGTCCGGTATCACGCCTTCTTCCTGGATCGTTTTCGGAATTGGCTTATCGAGCGCGAAACCGAGCATCTGAACGCCGCGCACGGCCCAAACCGGCTTGCCCATCATTCGCGTCCACTGCGCATCCGGCTCGATCACTTCGACGATCGCGCCGTCGTTCGGCGTCCTCGTATTGACGACGCGAGCGCGATCGCCTGCCTTGACGTTCATCCCAGTCCCCGAAAAGGAAGTACAACAGCGCGCTCACGCGGCGGCGCCGCACGCACCCATGCTCATTCGCGCGCACCGGCAGTTGCTGCCGATCACGTTGCCCTCTGCGAGGTAGTCCATGTAGCCGACGGTCGTCACTACAAGGGTCAGCGCGCCGAAAAGTTTGTCGAGCTTTTCCAGCGTGATGCCCGTGCGCCCAGCGAGGATCGCCGACAGCATCGTCGGATCCCAACCAGTCGCCTCGAGAATGGCCTGTTTCTTCTTCGGATCCGCGATCGCCTCGCGGAGCGCTTTTTCGACGATCGGCGTTCGCATCGTCGCGATCGGAATCGTCTGTTCAACCGTACTCATGTGGGTTACTCCGTATTCAAAAATTCAGGAATGCGCATGAACGCACCGCCAGCTACAGTCGCCTCATGTTCCTCATGCGCACGCAAACTTTCATGTCGATCCGCTTCTACCGCCGTCGGCAACACCATTTCCGGCATCACACCACGGCTCAGCGCGTGCGCGAACTGCAACAACCAATCTGTCGGCCACAGTTTCGTGGTCAGGGCCGTCAACTCAGCGCCGTCATTCGACCAGCGCGAGGTTGCGTCGCAGTCCACGCTAAACAGTCCCTCACGCAAACGCTCGCCTTCGAAGAGGCAATGGAGGATCTCCACCTGGAGTGCCGGGTATCGATGGCCAGCATCGATAACGTCGGCCAGGATTTCGTGCAGCGAGCGCTCAGCCATTCACGCACCCGCCGGGTTATCAGCGGTCTCCGTCACGATCAGAAGCGCGAGACGGCAGAAGCACCACGCGGTCAACGAGAACACCGCCAGCGACGTACAGCCGATCGCGACCATCACCACGACGCGCGCGAAGAAAATCGAACGCGTCCAGATCCGTGCAATGCGCGAGCTCGGCGCGACAGGCGGAATCGATTTGCCGCTGAACATGCGAATGACGACGAGGAGCGCGGGCAACCCGAGCAGGACAGCGACCGTGAGCCACCAGTAGAACGTCAGCAGTCGACCGGCCACATCATGGCCACCAGCCAGCCACGCCCAACCGAGAGCGATCTCCGCCAGCGGTGCGGCAAATCCGAACGTCAGCAGCGTTTTCATTCAGGCAACCTCACGCGCACGAAAATGGTGGGGATTCATCCCCCGTTTAGAATCGATGGTTCCAACACCAACCGCTTCTTCACGAAGTCAAATCCCCATGGAAAAGGGCAAAAAGCCGGTCTTGTATTTGTATCGCTCGCCGTTTGGCGCGATGACCATTCGAAAAGACCTCGATCACGAGGAAAGCTGGATATTCGTGTTCGAGACGCAGGCACTTGCCTCGAACGGCGAGGTGGTCGTCCAAGTCATGACCGTTCCTCACGATTGGCCAACAGCCGAAGCAGTCGCCGAAGCAGTGCATGCGCAATTGACCGGCTGGGAGCTTTGGGACACGCTTCCACCTGTCGTCTTTCCAGCGTCAATAGAGGACTGGACTCCGGTCGATCCAACTGGCACGACAATCCTTCGCTAGCGGCCAGCACGCAAATCACCTCGCCATCCTTGATGGCGGGGACCCGCACACCGTTCATTCGGCGTCGCATCTCAAACGCCCTCCTTTTGGGCCGTCTCTTTCAGACTCGGTCCCGGCGCACTGCGCACATAGGCCCAATCCACTTTCGGATTGAGTTCTTCGCATGGCTCACCCGTCATGCGCTCAACCTGCGGGCAATGCTCAGCCGGAACCCTGCATTGCCGTCGCCACTCCTGGATCACTTGATAGCCGGACAGTCCGAGGGCGCGCGCCATTGCCGCCAACGAGTCAAATTTCGCAATGGCGCGCTCCAGAGCTTTGTTCACAGGGCGGGTCGAGTTCATGGGCGGATTGTATGCCAGAAAAACTAGTAATGCTAGAAATTCCTGTGGTGACACAAGAAAACCTAGCGAATAGCATCCCGCCCATGACCATTCATCGCCGGATCAAACAACGCCGAGAAGTGCTGGGGCTTTCAATGCAAGCCCTGGCGGAACTCGTCGGCGTCAAGGCTTGGCAGACGGTCCAGCAGTGGGAAAAAGAAGACGGTGGAACCGCACCTAAAAGGGAGCGGCTCAGGCAAGTTGCAGAGGCTTTACAAACAACGCCCGAATTTTTGCTGTTCGGTGACGCCAGCGGGATCGCGAATGCTCCTGCTACTCGAATGAACGAGCCTCCGCCTGCGCCGCTTAAGACCAAAACCCAATGGGCTGGGGTGCCCGACGGACCGGGCATGGATCGCGCTCTGCAGGATTGGCGAGCGCGTGCGAGTCCTCGGTCTCGCGAGGTCATCGACAGCCTGATAGAGAGGGCCAAAGCGAATGAGCTTACGGATGATCAGTGGGAGACCTTTTTGTGGCTAGCAGAAAGGTATTCACAAAAAAACCTGTAGCAAACGCCGATCAATACATCCCCACTCCGGTTGCCGTTGAGACAGTTGAGCTTAACGAGGGAGCGGAGTTGCTGAAGCGGACCCAGACCGATGAAATCTGGCGCGGGACAGTTCAAGTAGATGCCTTAACTGACGCACCAGTGTATTTCCGCATGAGCGCGCCACGGGGAATCATCTCGGAATTGATCTGTTCCGTTCTCGGGCGCGCGCTCGGGCTTCCGATCCCCAGGCCATATCTAATTCGCATAAAGCGTAAAACCCTGGAAAGCTCCCAGCGTTGGGCATCCGGGGAATCCGAGCGATATACGTTCGGTTGCGCTGAAGTCAGCTCCAGCACGGCTTTTTCACAGCTTGTTGCTCAAGACAGCGAATACGCAAAAAAACTGCTGCGCAAATGGGATCTTTATCCGCATACAGTGACATTCGACGAATGGGTTGCGAATCTTGACCGTAATCAATCGAATATTCTTTTCAGCGCCAATATCATTTGGTTGATTGATCACGCAGACGCTCTCGGGGGTGTTCTTGCTGAACTCCATCCACTTTCGGAAATTAAAGACGATCAATTCGCGAACGTACTCATAGACCGTCATGTCAGCGATTTCTCAATTCGCGACAAATCGGAACTTCTTGAGATAGCCGCCGAAGTGATGGCATACGCGAAGAGCATCAATCTCGGCGACGCACTTTCGTGTGCATCAATTCATTCGCTCATCTCGCCTGAAGCAGTTGCGCAAGTGCTCGACTTTCTAGCGAGCCGTGTTCCGAACACAATACCGCTGCTTTCCGCACGCGTTGGGCTCAACCAGCTAGACTTCAGCCATGAGTGAACGAATTCGTGGCCAGCGCGCTGCCATTTATTTCCAGCCCCAGATCCTATCCGGCGAGCGGCTATGCGCTGGAGTCGTGATACGACTCGATGACGGCAGAATTGCCACGCGCGTAGCAATTCAACCTGAAGAAGTTGCTCACGCCTTTGGCGCGTCCGGCGCAGAGCTGTATGCCATTGCAAATCATCTGTGCCTCGCGCTAGTTGAGCACTTGCAGGATGTCGGCAGCTTTGATAACTGGATCGCTCCTTTCGAAAGCGCCATAATCGGAAAGCTCGGTCGGGTCGAAGGCGCTCAACTTGAAACGCTGCTCGATGCACAAGTCCGCCAGCATTCTGTGCTCCACACACTGTTGGACACGTACGAAATCCCCAATGTGAAGCAAGTTGACGGGATCGTTCGGCAGGTGAAGCGCGCTATCCAGAAGTCTCACTCGCCGCATCTCGCAGAACGCTTTCATCGAGAATTGTCGGTGTTGTCAGATGCATTGCCACTCAAAGTGGAGTTCCTTGGTGCACGTTATGCCTGCTACTTCATCCAGATTTCTCACTCCCCTCGTGGCATCGAAGAAAGCGCCCGTCGTGCTCACGGAAAACTATTCGAACTACAGAGCGTGAGAACGTTCTTTGACGGCAGTCCGCAAGATGCTTTCTTAGAGGAGCGGCCCTCGCAGTTCGAATTACTTGTGGTCGGAGATCACACAAACGATCTTCAGAAATCTGCGTGGCGACAAATCGAGTCGCTCGCCGATGCCAGTAATCTCCAGACACGTCTTCTTGCTGACGCGTCTGAGGCCGCGAAGGCCGTAATGCGATACGAGCACGCCGCTTGATGCTTGGCCGGGTCCGCTGCCCGGCCATTTTTTTCCCCTACTTTCACTAGTTTTTCTTGCATTACTAGTTTTTCTGGCATACGATGCGCTCCATCGGGTCACTGATCCCACGGAGCGAACAATGAACCAGCAACAGCAAGCCACACCCACCGCCAGCGTCAACCGCGCCGGCGCGCGCGGCGCACGCGCGCTGGTCCTCACCCTCCGTGTCGCACGCAACGTCCTCGCCGCGCTCGGCGTGATCTTCGTCTACCTGCTCTATACGGGCTGGCAGCAATACGAAGACCGCCTCGCTGCCGGCGACACGTCGTGCTCCCTCACGCGTTGCCTGTGAGGCCTGCCATGCGCCCCACGCCAACCCGCCTCCCCGACGAGCTGCTCGCGCAAGCGTGCCGCACGCTCGGCGTCGAGGGCACGCCCGACGAAGCGCTGCTCAACCCCGCAGTGCGCGCCGCCGTGCAGGCTGCCGTCCGCGCGCAGATCGTCGGGCGCCCGCAGCGTCACGTCGGCCGCCATGTCGCGCCGCGCGCTGATCGCCTCAATCAAACGTGCTTCGCATTCGATGACAGCTTCGTCGATCTGAAGAAGCGCGCCGCCAACGACGGTGACGAGGAATGAACGTGGACACGCTCGGCTACCTCGGCACCGCGACGCTCGCGCTCGGCTGCGCCGCCTGGACGGCGATCCGCGCCGCGCAGCACTTCGACCGCCTTTTTCCCGCCCCCGCGAACGATGCATCGGGCTTTCACGGAGGCGCGGCCGCGGTGCGCCTTCCGCATGGGGTTTCCATGACCGCCTCTGCGCTCCGGCACGGTCTGCCGGAACTGCCGCAGCGCATGCGCGCGCTGCCCGTCGACTCGCGCGGGTATCCCGTGCCGTATTTCGCACAGCGCGACGGCTGCGAGCCCGACTATCGCCGTTGCGACAGCGAAAAGCTCGCGGCATGCGTGTATTACAAGCGCTGCTGCATCTGCGGCGAGCAGCTCGGCCAGTACAAGGCGTTCGTGATCGACGCGCTGTCGGCCGTCACGCGCACGTCGTCGATGCCGCCCGCGCACATCGAATGCGCGAAGTTCGCGGCGAAGGCGTGCCCGGTCATCGAGAAGCGCATCGGCGTCTCGCTCGTATGGGTCGCGCGCTCTTACGAATCCGAGCAGCTCGACGGCGGTCTCATCTTCCGCATGGCCGAAGCCGAGCAGACGTTCTGGTACATCGACGGCCGCCGCGCGAACCGCGACGAAGTGCGCTCCTCGTTCGAGGACAGCCTGCCGGCGTTATACGACGCTGCATATGCAAAAAGCGCCGCCGCCGTGCTCGAGCTGGACACGATGGTGGCGCGCGCGACGCGCTGCTTTCCGCCGCACGCAGCCGCCGCAATCGTCGGGCAGCCGGTATGAGCGACAAAGGCCATCCCAATATGTTTCCGGTCGCCGGAGAAAGCGCTGTGATCGCCACACGCGAGGACGGAAAGCCGAAGGCAGCGGCCGAGCCTGCTGTCGATGCCGGGCCAGTTTCGCCGCCGAATCCATGGGCGAACCCGTCCAGTCTTCTCAAGCGCGCGCCCTCTGCTGAAGATGAGCCCGAAACCGCGCAGGCTCCGGAAGGCGAAAAAGCGCCACGGCGCACACGCGCCGATCAGGTGATCGAGTTTCTTCGAACGAGCGGTCCGACAGGCAGCGCACGTATCTGCGCCGCACTCGGTTTGGCTCCCGAAGCCGGTATCACGCCCTACGTCGCGAGCGCGCTCAAAAGCGGCGCGCTGATTCGCGAGGGCCGCGTATATCGACTGCCCGAACACCGACCTGCGGCACCGACCGCCAGCGTACAGAGCGAGGAACGCACTCCGGAGCCTGCGCCGGCCGCGGCTGTCGCGCCGGATACACCTGATGCAGCTCAGCCCGCGCAGAAACCATGTGATGCCGCGGCGCCGTCGATAGTCGCCGCGCGCGAGCCGGATTTCACGCTGACGAGCGGCGACGCGCTCCTCATCGCGTGGCCGGATGGCGCTGTCACGGTCCAGCGCGGCGGCACGTTCGTCGAACTCGCCGCACATCAGGCGCGAATCCTTCGCGTGCTGGTTGAGATGCGCAAGTAACAGGCTCTCAGGCGCGCGGCCTAACCCCGACCGCGCGTTTTTCGGTGGGCGGCTTTCACAGCGCCCCATTTTTTAGGATTCGAAATGAGCGATCAGAAATTCGAACAATGGGCGTTGATCGAATTGTTCGGACACCAACGTATTGCAGGTCGCGTTTCCGAGCTGAATATAGGCGGCGCATCGCTGATACGCGTCGACGTACCCGCGGTCGACGCAACTGAAGGCGAGTTGGCCCTCCAGGCATTCACGAAGGCCTTTGGTGCAAGCGCAATTTACGGCATCACGTTCCTCGATGAGACTGCCGCGCGCCTGTTCGTCCGCCAGCTCCGCGTGCAGCCAATCAACACGTGGGAATTGAAGCGTGCACTCCAGTCGCTCCCCGCCGGGCGTCCCGCGCAATCGCAGCTCGGCCTCGACGATGACGAGCCGCCGTACTAAACGGCCTGCGCCGTCACCAACTCTCTTCCAACTGTTCGCGGCCGTCGATGACGGAAGCATGGACTTCCGCGACGCCTACCGAATCGCCCGCGCGCTCCAGCGCGCCGCAAAGCGCCAGCGCATGACGCATTCCACGAAGAGACCGAAGCCATGAAAACGATCTTCATTTTCAAAGACGAACGCGCGGAGCAAAACGGCCCCCATTACACGGCCTATGCCGCGCTCGGCGAAGACGGCGCTATTTTCGCGTCCGTCGCATTCGACCGTCACACCATCGAGCACTTCCGGTACGCATTCGGGTGCCAGCACGCTCTGCCGCTGGAACTCAAGGAAAGCGTCAGCAAACCGCTCAACGCAAGCCGCCGCGGTCTGTTCGCCGCCTACGACAAATGCTACGGCGAGGGTAACTGGATTCCGATGTGGCTCGACGCGCCCGCGGCGAATCCGGCTTGGGTCCGGGCGATGGCGATTCACCAGGCAGGGATAGAAGTGCCGCTGGCGACGCGCTTCAGCGACGAGACGCTGGCGCGCATCTTCGCGGCGGTCACGGGCGCCATGCAGGCGGCTAGCCGTGTGCTGCATTGAACGCGGCTGAATGCGCGTGAATGCCCCTTAACGAACTGGAGAAACCGCCGTGCAGAGCACTGAACAGGCATCCATCGAATTTCTACCGCTGAGCGCGATCCAGGCATCGCCGACGAATCCCCGCAAGCGCTTTCCTGAGGCGCAGCACCTCGAACTCGTCGAGAGCGTGCGCGCCCACGGGATTCTTCAGCCCGTGTTGCTGCGCCCGTGGCCGGATTCGCCGGGCCTGTTCGAGCTCGTCGCCGGCGAACGCCGCTTCCGCGCAGCCGCCGTCGTCGAACTCGCGGAGGTTCCGGCTCTTGTGCGCAACCTGACCGACGATGAAGTACTCCAGATCCAGATCGTGGAGAACCTGCAGCGTCGCGATCTTCATCCGCTCGAAGAGGCCGACGGCTACAAGGTCCTCGCCGATCGCGGACATACGCTCGAGCAGATCGCGAGCGAGGTCAGCCAGACGCGCACGTACATCGCGCAACGTTTGAAGCTCTGCGCGCTCAATGCGCAGACACGCAAACTGTTCTTCGACGAGAAGCTGAACGCGAAGACCGCCCTGATGATCGCGCGCCTACCCGCCGACCTGCAGGACAAGGCAGCGAACGAACTGACGGCTCCATGGGCCAATGGCGAGCCTCGATCGGTCAAAGCTGCTTCGGAGCACATCGAGCGTACGTACATGCTCCGCCTCGACCAGGCGCCGTTCAAGACGGCCGACGCCGCGCTCGTGCCAGCGGCCGGCGCGTGCGGCCCGTGCTCGAAGCGCACCGGCAATCAGCCCGAGCTGTTCGAAGACGTGCGCGGTAAAGAGATCTGCACTGATCCGGCGTGCTTTGCGAAGAAGCGCGAAACGGCTGCTGCACAGAAGCGCGCAGACGCCGAGGCCGCCGGGCGCACTGTCATCACCGGCAAAGACGCGAAAGCTGCTCTGCCACACCAGTACGGCCAGCTGCAGGGCGGCTTGGTGCAGCTCGACGACACCTGCTATGAGGACCCGAAGCGCCGCTCGTATCGCCAGATCATCGGCGCCAAGGGTGTCAAAGCGTCATCACTCCTGGAGAGCCCGCACGACGGGAAGCTGATCGATGTCATGCCGAAGGCTGACCTCAAGAAGGCGCTCGCCGAGAAGGGCATCGAAGCGCGCAATGCGGGCACGTCGAATCCGTCGCAATCGGCCGAACTCGCGAAGAAGAAAAAGGCCGATGCATACCGCGGCGAACTCTTCCGCCAGATTCGCGCGAAACATGTCGAAACCGGCCTCGACGACTTCGACCTCAAGATCGTGGCCGTCACGTTCTATCGACGCCTCTGGAACGAAAACCAAAAGCGCATCAGCAAGCTTTACGACTGGGGCAACACCGCAATCAGCGAGGCGGAATTCGCCAAGAAGGTCGACGAGTTCGAACAGACCGATCCGGTCGCGCTCGCGCGCCTGGTGATGGATCTGGCGCTGATCGGCGAATCGGTCGCCGACTCCTATTCGACGCCAAAGCCGGAGCTGCTCGAAGCGACTGCGCGCGTTCGCGGCATCGATCCCGGCGTCGTGCGCAAGCAGGTCGAATCGGACACGAAGCCGAAGCCCAAAGAAAAGCCGGTACCGGCGACGAAGGCACCTACGTCGACCAAGAAGCCGACGGCCAAGGCCTCGCCGGCGAAGAAGGCACCTGTCGTGAAGAAGATCGCCGCGAAGCCGCGTGCAGCTGCCAGCACGCCCCAAAAGCAGATCGACAAGGCGAAGCCGGCACTCAAGAGCGCCCCCAAAGCGAAGGAACCCTGGCCGTTCCCGAACACGGGGCGCCCATGAACGCCGATCTGATCCGGCTCGCGCGCGAGGCCGGCCTGTCCGTCCAGCTCGACGCCGTGATCGGGTCGCAGCAGTACTCGAGCATCAGCGGCTCGCTCGACGCCCTGCGCCGCTTCGGCGATGCATACGCCATTCAATTGGCGGCTGCCGGCAAACACCTCGAATCACCGACCAACCCAACCGAGGATGACGTCAATGAACGCGCATAACGAAGGTAACCACGATCCCATATCTGGTGACCAAACTGGCAATGCGATCGCGAAGATCGCCGGCGTCACGATCACCGGCGATGCAGATGCCGTCGCCGCGGCGCGCGCAGCGCTCGAAACGCGGCCGCAGCCTGCATATCCCGACGAGCTCACGCCGGAGTTGCGCGAAGTACTCGGCTTTATGTGTTTCCAGTGCATTTCCATCGCTCAGGCAATGCGTCTGGCCGGTATCGACGTCAAGAAAAAGGCCGAGGACGAGCAAGCCAACGTGCTGCATTGGATGGTAAAGCTCGTGCTGCGTCATGGTGCCGACTGGCGCAAGGAAGGCGTGAAAGATATCGAAGCATGGCGTGAAGCCGCGCGCGCTCAATCCCCGCAATCCAGCGGAGCGTCGACATGATCACTTCCGAAAAAAAACGCTTTCACATGCGCCTCGACGTGCGCGGCGCGCTCACGAACTGGAAGAAGAGCGAACTCCGCGGCATGTTCAAACGCGACGACGGAAAGACCATGTCGGCCGACGAAGCGAAATCGATCCTGCTCGATGAACTGTCGAAAGGGCACAACTTCATTCCCGTCGGCACGTGCGACAACTTCGACCATAAAGAGCACGGCTGCATGGGCCACCCCGTCGAGAAAAAGCCGGGGGGCCACTGACATGGCGACGAGAGCGAAGAACCGGATAACGCGCGACGCCGCGTGCATCCGCATCGGCTTCGAACACTTTCTGCTCGACGCTGATAAGGCTATGCAGGTCATCAAGCTCATGCGTGAGTCGATCTCATGCAACCGCGATTACGACGGACGGCGCCTGCGATACGTCGCGGGGGTCGAACCGGAGCTCGAGCTTTCGATGGTCAAGCCGTCTGACGTCGTCATGCCTGGCGCGCAGTTGGCGCTGGACGACATGCGCTAGTCGAAACAAGGATATCGATGAACACGACCATTAAGAACGCGCCCCAGCGCATCTTCCTTAATCTCGGTGATGGGCTGCCCAGCGAAGAGATCGACTTCGCGAGCCTGCATGAAGTGACGTGGTGTGCCGACAAGCAGGACGCGAATGATGTCGAATACGTGCTCGCCGCTAACGTCGCTTCTCCTGCAGTGGCGCCGAAAACAATGCCGGAGGTCTTCGACGCGCTCGCGAATTTGAAGACGAACCCGGCGCTCATCGAGAAGATGAAAGCCTGTATGGAAGTCTTCAGCCCCAATGAGGCGGTCATTGGGCCTTATCACGTATTCGAAGCCGGCCGACGAGCAATTCGCGCGGCGAAACACGATCAGATCGCGTGCTCACTCGTCAACGGACGAGGATCGAAATGTACATGCGACGCGATGGACGCCCCTACGCCTACCGTCGCAACCGATGCGGCAGCGCCGGGCATGATCGCCGCGGCCGAAGCGCTAATCGCGGCTGATCGGGCGCAAGCGCTCACGACCGAGCACGTCAACGCGCTGGAGAACGCCATCGCCATTCAGCGGGGTGAGCAGACGGTGCCCGCCGCGCAGCCCGACGATCGCGCGGCGGCTGTCGGCCGGATGGAAATGTTCAGCGGAAAACACGGTCTGACTTGGCTGGTAGATCCTCAATCACTTCCTGCGGGGACGCATCTATACGCCCGCGCGGCAGCACCGCAAGCAGTAGCGCTGACGGAATTTCAGTTGGCGAGAATCGAAGCGAAGACCGGCAATTTGCTTTTTGACGCTGGAACGCACGACGCGTGCGAAAAGATCAGGACTATTCTCGCCACACCGGCCGCCGTGCGCATGAGCGACGCAGCCGCGACGGACGCAGCTCGGTATCGGTGGCTACGTGAACGCGCCTGGTATGTCGATGCTGCCACCTATGCGCTGGAACTGCGCGAACGGTGGATTCACGACGCGCCACCAACTGATTCCGACGAAGTGGAACAAGCGCTGGACCGTGCACGCATTGGAGGCAGCGATGGAAACTGACAAGCAGAAATGCGATTGCCTCAACGATTGCGGTGATGATCGCCAGCGCATTGATAGCGGCGAAGTCGAGCCGTGCGTTTACTTCAAGCATTGCGTGGCAGAGCGCGAAGCACGCGCGGCCACTGCGCGCGCCAGCGCGGCCGCAGTGCGCACACTCGAAGCGAAAGGCTATACCTACATGGACAGCGCCCAGCAATGGCGCCCACCGTTAGGTAAGCCGCCGGCTTGGGTGGTGTACGACACTGACGCGGCTCGCGACGTGCTCGCCGAGCGTGCGCGGCAGGTCAACGGCGAAGGCTGGACGCCTGCGCATGACGATCAGAACGACGCTGGGGAGTTGGCTCGGGCGGCGTCGCAATATGCACTGAATGCAGCGCTGCCATTCCGTGCAGGACTGACGCCGGCGTTTTGGCCGTGGGCACCCGAGTGGTGGAAGCCGACCACGCCGCGCCGAGACCTCATTAAGGCCGCCGCGCTGATCATCGCCGAGATCGAGCGCATCGATCGCGCGGGAGGTGAAGCGTGACGTCAGCCAGGCGATGCGAACAGCACCATCTTTTCGGCGTGCGAGAGATTCGGGCACGTCTTGTCCATCGCGCCGAACACGATCTCGTCGTACAGCTTTTGCCCTTCGGGCGAGTCCTCGTCGATTTGCTTGGCGGCTACCACGAGATCAAACAGCTCCGTCGCGGTGTCGAGAATGGCTTCGGCTTGCGCCTTCGTGATTGTCGTGTTCATGCCTACTTCTATCGGCAGACGAATACGCGACTTGAGGACTTTCTTACACGTTCTTACCTCGATTGCTTGAGGCAGATCAATTTTTTTAGCTGGCGCGCCGGCGCCACGTGCGCGGAGGCATCCCATGCAGGTTGACCTCTTCGCTGACTTCGACGCGCCAGCAGCTCCACAGCAGGTCGACGAGCGCGGTGCGATCGCTGCGCGGCACGCCGCCGCTATCGAGGCGATTCCCGAAAAGCTGCGCCCGACCTATGCGCCCCTCTCGTCTGCGCCCGCCAGCGCGGCGCGGCTCGATGAATGGACGCGCACGTCGCAGCGCGCTTTCCTGCTCTGGATGATCGGCGCGATCGCGCGCGGCCTGTACACGGTGTCCAGCATGAACGCGCTGCCCGGAGTACTTCACAAACTGAATGGCCTCGGAGGCGAGTGGTGAGCGAGAACAGCAAAATCGAATGGACCGACCACACGTTCAATTCGTGGGAAGGTTGCCAGAAGGTCGGGCCGGGCTGCGATCACTGCTACGCCGAGGCACGCAACGCACGCTTCGCCGGCGGCACGGCCGTCAACTGGGGACCGGGCGCGCCGCGCCGGCGCACGTCGCCCGCGAACTGGCGAAAGCCGCTCGCGTGGAACGCTGCGCATGCGGAGTTCTTTGCTGTGCACGGGCGCCGACAGCGCGTCTTCTGCGCGTCGCTCGCGGACGTGTTCGATAACGCTGTCGATCCCGCGTGGCGCTCCGACCTGTGGAATCTGATCCTCGAAACGCCGAACCTTGACTGGTTGCTGCTGACGAAGCGCATCGGCAATGCACAGGCAATGCTGCCGATCGCGCCGCCTCTGTCGAACGTCTGGCTCGGCGCGACGATCGTCAATCAGGAAGAGGCGGACCGCGATATTCCGAAGCTGCTCGCGGTGCCCGCGCGCGTGCGCTTCCTGTCGATGGAGCCGTTGCTTGGCGACGTCGACCTAACATCAATCCCGTGGGGCGGCCATCGTGTTTCAGTGCTGCAGGGCTGGAATCAACCAGAACATGGAATCCATTGGGTGATCGTCGGCGGCGAGAGCGGCCCCGGCGCGCGTCCGATGCAACCGAGCTGGGCCAGGGCGATTCGCGATCAATGTACGGCCGCTGGCGTGCCCTTCCTCTTCAAGCAATGGGGCGAGTGGGCGCCCAACTGGATGAACGACGACGACGGCAAGATCCCCGGCAGCGAGTGGATGGATCGCTTCGGCAAGAGACGCGCGGGCCGCGAGCTCGACGGCCGCACTCATGACGAATTCCCGAGAGGTGCCCGATGAAGACACACGACGTTCGAGCCGCGCTCCGCTCGCGCTTCTGCGCGCCCGAATGGGCGCTCTTCTTCGAGGTCGGCGATGCGACCGGCGGTCGCCACAACCGCTGGGCCGATGCGGTCGCAATCAACCTCTACCCCTCCCGCGGACTCGAGATCCACGGCTTCGAGATCAAGGTCTCGCGAAGCGATTGGCTCCGCGAGCTGAAGAACCCGGAGAAGTCGGCCCCCGTACAGCAATATTGCGATCGCTGGTGGATCGTCTGTCCGGCTGGCGTCATCGTGCCGGGCGAACTGCCGCCGACATGGGGGCAATACGAGATCCAAGCGGGAGGCAAGATCCGGCAGATCACCGCCGCGCCGAAGCTCTCTGCACAGCCGGTCACGCGCACCTTCGTTGCGGCGATGTTGCGCCGCGCCAGTGAGGCCGACGAGGGCCTCGTCGAGGCGGCCGTGTCGGCCGAGGTTCAGCGCCTTCGAGATGGCGATGAGAAGCGGATAGCTCGCGAGATCGAATCGAGAACCTCGCACGTCACAGATCTGCAGGCGCAGATCGAGCAAATCGAGCGTGTTAGCGGCATCAAGATCCATCGCTGGGGAAACAGCGAGGAGATCGGTAAGGCCGTTCGCGCGGTGATGGCCAGCGGCGTTCTGAAGAGCTATGGAGGCATGAACGCCGTGCGCGAGCACGCCGCCAGCATCGTGAAGCAATGCGACGAGGCATTGGCTGTTTTCGCTGTCTCGCCGGCTGCCGACGAGCTTGCGGTGCCGTCCGTCGAAGAACGGACCGGGGATCTCGCATGAAGGCCCTCTCAATCCGCCAGCCATGGGCGTGGCTCATCGTGCGCCCCGACTTGACCGGCACAGCGCGCGAAGTCGCGATCGCGGCCTGCAAGCTGAAAGACCTCGAGAACCGCACCTGGCCGACACGCCTCCGCGGACGATTCGTGATCCATGCAAGCAAGGGGATGACACGCGCCGAGTACGACGACGTCGAGGCCTTTCTGGACCACTTCGATATCGACATCGCACTGCCCGGGCAAGAAAAGCTTCACCGCGGCGGCATCGTCGGCGCCGCGACCCTCACCGATTGCATTCCGTCGGCGAGACGGACCTCGACGTGGCACATGGAGGGCCAATGGGGCTTCCTCCTCGAAGACGTCAAACCGGTGCCTTTCGTCGAATGCAAGGGCGCGCTCCAGTTCTTCGATGTCCCCGCCGACGTCGCGACGCAGCTGCGTCAGATGCACGAACTGGGAGCCATCGTATGACGCCCGCGATTTCTGCAGAGGAAGTCGCCGAGATACTGCGCGGCGCGGCACACGGCAGGCTCCAGCTGACCGTGATCGGTGAACGCTGGTCGGACGTGCATTGCGGCGACGTCGAAGTTTCCGTGGCCGGCTGGACGATCGTGATTTTCAACGACTGTATGGACGTGGATTATGTCGACAGCGCCGTTTCCCCCGATGGTCGTAGCGTCGAGTACTCCGACTGGTTTGAAGCCGCTGGCGCGTTTGGGGCCGACCCGATCGACCTATTATCGGGCACCGACGGAAGCGCCCTTCGCGAGCTGCTGGAGCGCTCATGACGGCCCCGCTCATCTCGTCACAGCGCTTCCTCGACGCGGTGAAGGTCGCGGACAAGGCCGAGCGCTTCCGGGTGTTCATCGTCCGCGTCGCCGAGCTCGAGCTGCGCGGCGCGCGGTATCGCGTGCTCGTCGACGGGCACCACAACCTGGCCGCCGCGCGCGCGGCCGGCATCGAGCCGACGTGGCGCGGTCCGCCAGCCAAGTGGGAGCGCATCCGGCGCGCCACGCCGCCCGCTGAATTCGAACGGTTCCTGATCAACAACCTGACCGACTCGGACTGGTATTTCGTCGAAACCGGCGAAATCGTCCACGAGTTGCTTCCCTTTGAGGCCTGACGCACATGAGCACGCTGCCCAAACTGCACCGTATCAACGCCGCCGCCGCGGCCCTCGGCGTGTCGCGCGCCACCATCTACCGCTTCGTGAACCAGGGCAAACTGACGCTGGTCCAGCTCGGCGCGAATTCTTCCGCAATCACCGAAGACAGCCTGCGCGCGATGGTGGTGGGCGGCACGGTAGCTACAATGGTAGCTAGCGACGAACAGCCCACCAAGATCAAGAATCAAGATGTTGATTTAAAAGGAAAAGTATATCGATGCTGA